TCAGAACAGAGGAATTTGGTTGCGCGCCGCGAGACTCTCGCGGAGCTCTCGGAACTTGCCCAGAAGATCTGAGGCGACTGCCTCGGTGTAACCAATGGACCGCGCGACCTCGCTGAGCGTCTTGCCGGCTGCGAGCGCTTCAGCTATCTCACTACCGGCGTCGAGGTCCTCGACTTCGTCAGTATCTAGATGCGCGACATCGTCGGCGGCGAACCCGACAGAAGCGAGGGCAGCTCGACGCCGCTCATCGCCCGACTCTGTCTCTCCCCGCGCCGTCACTGTGCGCTGCCGCTGCGGAAGGCGTTCAGGCGGTTCGTCGCTTCACGTTGCGCCCTTCCAATTTCGACGAGCTGGTCGAACAGGAATTCTTCCGGCGCTTCCTCGGCGAGCTGCTGAATTCTGATCCCAGCGTCGAAAAAACTACGTCGGTAGCTTTCCGACAGGACCATGCCGGCGTAGTCGGTCGCCGATGCTCCGCATGCGTTCGCTGCGGTGACGTCGGTCAGTGTTCGACGCAGCCGTGCACCGCGGTGTCCGCTGGCACCCGACCGGACGAGGACGCCCAGAACACTCGCGGGGTCGTGTGGGAGGTTGTCAATGATCAGGTCCTGCACGATGCCGTACAGCTCGCGGTAGACGGGATCATGGAAATCGTTAGCCTGCAATGTCGCTGCGACGCGGGCGGCCTCGTCGGTGTCCTGCAACCACATCGTTGCGCAGATCGCCAGTGCTTCCGGCGCCGTCTCCGGATGGTCCGTCAGATCAGCGTGATCGTCGTCGGCGGGTTCGACTGCTCTCAACGGGGTCATCTGTTCACCTCGTTTCTTTTTGCGGGGTCAGTGGCGGGAGAACTGGATTCGGTACTCCGATGGCGCTGTGGTTGTCTACCGAGTTCATCGTCATTGCAGAGGTGCGGGTCAGATGTAGAGCAGGTTCGGTGGTGCGGTGCCGTCGAACTGCTCGAGGCTGTCGAGGACGGCGTTGTAGTTCCCGGGCCTGCAGGTTCCGAGTCCGATGATGAGGGCACAGGCTCCATCGAGTGTGACGAGGTAGGACGGCGGGGTTCCGTTGCCGGACGATGCGTGCTCGCGTGCGTCGAGGAGGGCGGAGCGGACGGCATCGGCGGCGGCGCGTTTCGCACCTTCGAGGCTGGGTTCTGCTCCGGTTGCGGTAAGGATTTCGGGATCGTCTTCGGGGTGTGTGGTGACTGTCCAGGTGATCATCGTTGGTTCCTTGTCGCTCGTGCCCGCCAGCTGCTTGTTGTCGAGCGTCACACGAGGTCCGGAACAAGGCGTTCGCTGCGGAGACTGATTAGGCGAGGGTGTGGATAACTGTCGTGTCGAGTCAGCCTGTGGATAAACGACGTTCGGCCCCGGGGTTGGGGCCGAACGTGTGGTATTAGACGTCGTCGAAGACATCTAGGAGTTTGGCGGGGTCGCGGCGGTAGCGGCCGCCGTCGAGAAATACTCCGACGGCAGCACGGTGAACGCGTCGGAGTTCGGCCATCAATGTGTCGTACCCGATGCGGTCGGTGATGCGCCAAGTCACAGGTCCCATGTGCAGGTCTACCCAATGGATGGTGCGACGTTGTTCGGAGCTGTAGCGGTGGTGCGGCACTGCGGTGTGTTCGGGGCTATCGAGCCACAGGACAGAGATCGCGGCGGCCCCGAATTCAGCGCCTGGTTGCGCGGGGTGAGGGGCTTGTCCATCGGCTCCGGCGAGTGCGGCCCGGACGGTGGCAAATCCGGTGATGACTGCGGATACTGTTTCGGCGCTGCGAAAGGTCATCATGACGTGACCCAGTGCGACGATCATCTGCGCTTCGTCGGTGGCTGCGCAGGTAGCGGTGATAGTGGCCTGTTGAGGTCCGGAGACCAGGACGGTTGTGTGAGTGACGATTCCGGTGGCCCGGGCGTTGTGCGCGGCGGTGGTCCGTCGTCCTGTGCTGGAAGTATTCTGCGGCATGTCGGGCTCTCTTTCTGGTTCGGGACCGGCTCCCCCGGCCCTTTCGCTCTGCCAATTTCTTTCGCCGTCATCTGGCTCGAAGGAGAGAAGGCGGCGCACTGGACCGTCGTCCTGGCCCTGATCCGGAAAGTTTTCAGCCGCAGGCGCTTTGAAAAGTTTTCGGAGCCCATCGGGCCGGAGCAACGCGGAGTCAGGGTTGGGTAAGACGGGTCAGGGTGTTGCATGCTCGATCGGAGCCAGATGTGCGAAGGAAATTGTTCTTTCTGCTGTGCGAGCGCAGCGGAGCTCTATCCGGAGACCGCCGGAGGTGGTCCCAGGGCAGCGCGTGCCTCGACGCAGACTGAGCCATCCGGGCGCGACCACCTCCCAGCCATCAACAGCCTGGGGTGATTGCGCGGGAGCGACGGAAAGCAACCAGGCTCGATGTCGCGGTAGCACTTCTATCCTGCGGATATGCGGTCACGCTCGCTGGCTGGCTTGTCACCAAACTCGGATTGCCCGTCCTGGTGGCCATCGACGATCCCTGCGGTGACTTCTTCCCACTTCCGATATCGGCGCATCGCGGTCGATGCAACGGAGCCGTCCGTTTCTCTACCGATTCGTGCCCACGACCATTCGCGGTGTGCGTGTCGAAGCCGCGCTGTCTCTTCAACTTCCGGTGCGAGGTCGTCTACTTGCAGTCGGGGCGAGTCCGCCGTGTCGACCTGTTCTCCACAGGAGCCGTCCTCGCCTTCTGGCTCATCCGCACTCAAGTTCCGGCCTTGATGGGCGAACTCAGCATCTGCCCAATCCGGTTGTCCTGTCGCAGCACTTGGAGCAAATTCCGCCCTGACGGTCCCACGGGGCGCACGAAGTATGACGGCCAGCACTTCGGTCATAGCGAGGAGCGCAATAGGTGCAATGGTGGCGATACCCGCAGAGACTACGGCCGGAAGCAAGGTCGCACTCAACACTGCATGGTACGAGTTACCCGCAATCGACGCCGATGCGGCAACACGCAAGATCGTGACGACGAAGCGACGGCCCTTGATCGTGCGGTTGTCCGTGTGATTCGACAGCGCAATGGCTGTCACTGTTGTCGAGACAATTGCGCCGTCCAACACCACTGGAATCACCCACGCCTCGCCGGGACCTATCCCAGCCATCACCGCGAGATCACGCAACACAGCGAAACTGAGCCAGAAGGACGCCCCGGCAATGCCTACTGTCAGCGCAACGGCCGTTGCGAGGGCCCACTGCAAGATCGCTGGATGGAGCGCAACGACGTCTGACGGCTTCGTTGTCAACGGGGTTGCCGCGGAGTGTGATCGGCTCATCGGATTCTCGGTCCTCGTGCGAGAGGGCCCGTTCGTTGCGGGAACGGCGCACCGTCGTTGAATCTGTTGCGCAACAACTCCAAGTAGTTTTCGATTGCCGCATTGACGAGATCCGACGGGCCCCGCGGCGCGCCGGGCGTTGCGGAGAGCGCTTCGGCTGCGTTGAGAAGATCGTCGACGGTGGACTGGTAGAGGTAATACGACCGCTTCTGTTTTGCGTTGTCCGGCGACGGTTGCGCACCGGTCTCGGCCGACGAAACGGTGTCGTGGGGCTGCCGCGAGTTCTCCGGCGGATCGACCGGGCTCGATCCGGCGAGTGCGCTCTTCATACGTTCGGGCCGGGCCATCACAGGCGTCCCTTCGTGAGCAGCGCAAGAGTGTCGCGATAGATCGTCGACAGGCTGCGAGACTGTGTGGTCCCCCAGTCGACCAGGCTGGTTTGGGCCTCCATCGAGTCTTTGATGACAACCCGTTTGGGAACGGCGTCACCGAGGATGTTGATGCTCGCGGCGATCTCGATCAATTGTTCTCGGCCGCTGATCGTCGCGATCTCGTGAAGGTTGACGATCGCACCGAGCATGTCGAGGTCCGGGTTGTAGCTGCGCTTGACTGCATCGATGGTGCGCAGCAATCGCGCGAGTCCATTGGCTGAGAACAGCGCGGACTGAGTCACCACAACGGCGGCGCGCGCAGCCACAAGCGCGTTGATAGTCAGCAGATCGAGGCTAGGTGGGCAATCGATGAGGATCACGTCGTACACGCCTCGTACGACGTCGATTGCGTCGCGAAGCCGCCGTTCCCGGCCGGCACCGGCGACGACCAATTGATCGCGGACATAGGCCAGGGACTCGTTTCCCGGTGACGTGGGTACCAGGTCTACGCCATGCCAGATGGTGGGGACGACAGCATCGGCGATGGTCGCGTTCGATGACTCGGCGAGTACGTCGGCGACACCGACATCGTCGCTCTCTAGCCCGGTTCTGGTCAGGACTGTGCTGGCGTTGCCTTGCGGATCCACGTCGATAACGAGTGCTCGCTTCCCCGCTTGTGCAACGGCGTAGGCGAGGTGAAAGACGGTGGTGGTCTTGCCCACTCCGCCCTTCTGGTTGCAGAACGCAAAGATGTCAGCGGGCATGGTGGGTCTCACTTTCCATGGATGAATGGGACGAACTGGGGGTATAGCGGGAATGGGATGTCATGCACGCCTTGGAAACGAGGGATGTGGCGTGCCCCGTAGAAGTGTTAGATGTATTGCAGGTAAGGGGCACGAGGCGTGATTCGCGTGCCATTGGCTAAATGCGCGCCATAGGGGCATGAGAAGCATTTACTACCAATACATCCCGAGTGTGAGTGACATCCCTTGTGTGCATGGGAGGTGTGACCACCGCAGGACGTATGACATCCGTCGCCAGCGAGTCATCTGAGGCACTCTTTGCGGGTAATTCAGGTATGGGACCGGCGGGCAACGCCGCCGAACCGCTAACGGGAGCGGCCTGCACCGGCGAACTTCTGCGCTGGCGTCCGAGCAGCCAAATGTGTTGCTCTGGTCTGATCTTCGGGGAATCGACGTGCACAACGGACAAGAACAAGAGAGCGGCACGGACTGAACGATCGAGGTCTGAATGATGGTTCGCCGCGCCAGGCAACTCAGTGATGTCAGCATTGCAGATGGGTCGAGAACTCAATTGGTACCTCCATAGTGGTGACGTAGGACAGACAAGGGACTTCGTTCGTTCCGTCCGGTCCGGACCCCCCATGGCCCCTGAGCCAATTTCCGCCCCCACGTTGTCCGCTCCACGCCCGATAGCCCCGCGCCTCGGTAGGCGCGCGGCTAATCGGTATCGCCACCCGTACGATGATCAGTCGAGCTGGTGGTGCCTCGGGGCCGGTCTCCGAGGATTTACAAAGGGTGCACAGGCCGGCGGCAGGCTGGTTGTTCGTCGGGCTCTGCCAGAAAACGACGCTGCAACAACGACTGCGGGCGATCTTCAACGGCACGCGGGACCCACGCAGGAGTACGGCGTGACGCAGACGATCGCGTAAACAGTGTGTACGCAGATGGATTCACCGACACATGGGTAAACCCAGCCTCCACTCATCCTCGCTTCACGTCGACAACAACTCGAAGCACAGCGAGGTCATGAGTGCGGCAAAACGCCTTGTGAGGCGCATCAGGACCGATTAGTATCCGAGGGCGAAGCTCCTTCCTGCAAGGTGGGGATTTCGAGGACGCCCTCGGCACCGGTGCTCGTAACACCGGAATTTGCCGGGGGCGTCTCTAGTTCGTACGCGTCTGCGGTGAGAGGCATGTCAGGCAACGCCCGAGCTGACGCGTGCCGCTTCCTCCAGTCCGACGATGTATTCGTCAATGGCCGTGTCGGGAATCAGTCGGCGCTTACCGACCTTGACACTGCGAATCTCACCGGCCGCAAGCTTGTTGAACAGGTTGGAGCGTCCGAGACCCGTCCGAGCCATCGCTTCCTGGACCGAATACAACCGTCGAGACATGGTGTTTCCTTTCCGCATTCTGTGTAGCAAAACCACAATCGCTTACTCGATTGAGTCCCGTCCATGTGGTTCCACCACAACGTAGCAATTCAGTAGCGTTGCCACAACACATGCGAAAAATCGGCTAGACTGCGTGCTTATGACACAGTCTTGGGCTGAACAACTAGTGGCCCGCGTCGCCGGCGAAGTTCGGCGGCTCCGAGGCAAGGAGCACTCGGCACTGTCAGCGGCGAAGCTTGCGGATCGCACCGTCGATATCGGATTCGGGATCTCGCGTTCGGTGGTCGCCGATCTGGAGACAGGGCGCAAGAAGAGCATCGATGTTCCCGAATTGCTTGTCTTGGCAGCAGCACTCGGCGTATCGCCGGCTCAACTTCTCTACCCTGACTTACCCAAAGGCCCGGTCGAGATCCTTCCTGGGCTTGAGCAAGAATCGCACGACGCTCTTCGATGGTTCAGCGGCGAAGCAGGTCTCATGAAGCCGTCGCCAGACTGGACCGAAACCAACACCGAAGAGTCGGTCGGGATGTGGGTACGTGAGCAGTTCGACCCTCGAAACGACCGTGTCGGCATCACACGCGAATGGCTCCAGTCGCTACAGACGATGCGGCGCGCGCGAGTTCAACTGCGCAACGGTTTGTCGAAGAGCGAATCAGCGGAGCACATCGAAACCATGCAAATGGCCTACGAGGATGCGCGCAGGCGGTCGGAGGACCTGTTTCACAAGATGACCGAACTAGGAATGGCGGTCGGAGACGAACTAGATGGCTAGGGACCCCTTTAAACTTGGCGAGTGGGGTCGAATCTCGACCACGACGTCGGGTGGCGTCAGCGTGGCGCGCGTTCGCATCAGAGATCAGGACGGTAAGCGACGACTGGTCGAAGCTCGTGGAAAAACCGCAGCCGAAGCGCGGCGGAAGCTTCAGGAAAAAGTTGCCAACCGCGAACCACCCCATCCTTCTCAGCGTGCTGAACTGAGCAAGACGTCCACGATGTCGGAGCTGTTCAGCTATTGGATAGCGCAGAAGGCGAAAACTGTTTCGCCGCAGACAATAACGGGCTACAGGCAAGCATGGAACGCCTACTGCGCGGCAGCTGTAGGCGAGGTCTTCATCCGTGAGATGACGGCAGGGAAGGTTGACTCTTTGATCAATTCGATCGGAGAGAGGACCATGAGTGGCGCTCGGATGTCGCGGATCGTGATGTCCGGCATGCTCGGTATCGCCGTACGGTTCGACTTCCTCAGCCACAATCCAGTTCGCGATACGCCGAGACCGACCCCAAAGAAGTCCGCGGTCCGCGCGCTGACTCCCGACGAGCTCGACGAATTGCGCGAACGCGTGCAGAACTACTCTCGCCACCAGACCGTCGACGAATATGGGGTCGTACGGCCGAAGCTCGGACAACGACCCGGTGCCGATCTCGAGGACATTCTTATGCTCCTGATCGCCACAGGTGCTCGCATCGGTGAGCTCTTGGCTTTGAAGTGGGACCAAGTCGATCTGGACTCGCCGATCCCGACCGTCACATTCAGCGCAACTCTTGTTGTTCCGCGAGCGGCCGGCGAACGCCTCTTCCGTCAGAACTTCCGAAAGGGTGATGCACCTCCGCTTACCGTGGTGCTCCCGCCGTTCGCAGTCACAGCACTCCGACGTAGGCGCGCTATGCCAACGTTTCAGAACCCGGAGAACGCGCTGTTCGTGACGGGCACCGGCAATTGGGTGTCGCCGGCGAACGTTCGGAGATCGTGGCGAGCTGCACGCGGCGACAACTTCGACTGGGTAACTCCTCACACCCTCAGAAAGACCGTGGCCACTCTGGTGAAGGAGACTTACGGGGTCGAAGCAGCTCAGGTTCAGCTGGGACACGCCAATACGAGGGTCACCGAGGCGCACTACATCCAGCGAGTGACCTTGGCCCCAGACATGAGCGACGCGCTGAACAAGTTTGCGCCTAAGGCTTAGGCCTCCCCGTGCATCGAGGTCCGGCTGAGCCGGTCGCGTGGACAGTTGGGCCTGGCCCCATCATCGGCAATTCTGGCCAGATCTCGGCAGGCGGGACCGATCCGGCTCGCCGCAACCTGGAACCGATCTGTCCTTGAAATTTCGAGACCGTAAACGGACCGCAGGCGCGAAGACGACCTTCATGGGTCGCGCGGAGCTCCTAGCAGGAACGGAACGAGCAACTCATCACTTTGCCCTCAAAGTGATGAGTAAGTGATGAGTTGGGGCGAAACCCCGCAAAAGCAAAACACCCCGCCTCCAGCTTTACGCTGGTGACGGGGTGTTTCGGTGTGCGCCATCAGGGATTCGAACCCCGGACCCGCTGGTTAAGGGACATAGCCCCTGTGACCAGCATCGGAGCGAAGCGGCGCTTTTCGATGCCCGATTCGATTCCGGCATGATCGCGGGCATGTTCGGATTGGTACAGGCGTGCAAGAACCGCGGATCGAGTTTGTGTCACTTCACAACTCAACGTCACGTTGAGGGATAGAGATGGTTACGAACAAGTCATTCCGCCCGCTATCTGTCGCGCGCCCTGTACCTATGTCCGGCATGAAGATGCTCATTGTGAATCATGTTTGGGCACAAGCGATCCTGTCGTGGGACGAGTGGTTGCGTGCGGCCGGGAAGTCGGCCGAGACGCGATACACCCGCACGTACCACCTTCGTCGACTGGCCCACGACCACCCCGACGTACATCCCTGGATGATGACGGATCAGCACATCATCAGCTGGATGGCCCGCCACGATTGGAAAGCGGAGACACGGCGCAGCTACCGATCGAGCCTGCGAGTCTTCTTCCGCTGGGCTCAAGCGCGAGGTCACATCACCGTCGACCCGGCGCACGAGCTCGAACCCGTCAAGATCCCGCGAGCTCGGCCGCGGCCGGCACCCAACGACGTCGTCGAGGACGCCCTGGACACCGTCGATCCGCGTGTGAAGCTGATGCTGCTCATGCTCGTGTTCACCGGTATCCGGCGCGGTGAATGCAGCCGACTGCACACCAATCAGATCGAGCGTGACCTGCACGGATGGCAGCTCCGAGTCATCGGCAAAGGCGGGCACGAGCGGATCATCCCCATCGATGACGAGCTCGCCGCCACCCTGCGCCTACTCCCCCGCGGCTGGTTCTTCCCCGGTCAGATCGACGGGCACTTGTCGGCCAGCTACGTCGGAAAGCTCGTCTCGCGCGCCATGGCCGACGGGTGGACGGCCCACAGCCTCCGCCATCGGTACGCCAGCCTCGTCTATTCCGTCGAACGCGACATCCGAGCAACGCAGGAGCTGCTCGGTCACGCCTCGGTGACCACTACCCAGATCTACACCTACGTCCCAGAAGACTCGCTCCGCCGGGCTGCCTCCGGAGCGGGACTCGGACTCACCCGTCACGCTGCCTGAACTCAGGAGATAACCATGACCCGACCTCGCATCACTGCCCATAACGTCGCTGTCGCTGTCGCGGTACTGGTGGCCACCGGCTCGTCCATCCTGTCCTTCACCGCGCTCGCAGACCTGGCCGCGCACAACGAGGTGCCCGCGTCGTTGGCCTGGATCGTTCCGCTGATCGTCGACGCGACAGTGCTCGGCGCAACCCTTGCTGTCGTCGCCCTGGATGAAGGCAAGGCCTTCGCCTGGTCGCTGCTCGCGCTGTCGGCCGCGCTCTCGATCTCCGGGAACGTCGCTCACGTGTGGGACTCGGGCCCGATCGCCATTGCCATCGCCGCGGTGCCGCCGATCCTGCTGCTCGCGACGACGCACCTCGTGGTGCTGCTGTCGAGAAAATCGGCGCCGGTGGCCGAGGAGCACGAGCTGTGCAAGCCGGTCCCGCTGTGGCCGGCCGATGTGAAGAATCACAAGTCGTCGGTACCCGACCTCGCGGGCAGCTGGAAGATGTCACGGGAACAGGAGAGCGCCGCTGCCTGATCTGGTACAACACCGGGCATGGGATTCGGTGACTGGGCGGACAAGCATCAGCTCGACGTGATGGTGACGGGGCACTGCCAGCTGTACGGCGACACCGTCAAGCTGGACGGGAAGTCGTACCCGGTGGCCGACGCGACCGCGACGTACGAGCCCGGGTCGACGATCGCCAGTCGGGTGACCGCGACGCGCGTCGTGGCGGGCGGGCTGCTGCTCGGTCCACTCGGTGCCGTCATCGGCGGCATGGCCAAAAAGGACATGTCGCGCATGTACGTTGCCGTGACTCTCCGCGACGGCCGGGTGATCACCTACGCCGCTCCCGCCCGCAAGGAAGAGAAGATCCGCGAGTTCATCGCGAGCGTGAATGCGGCCGGCAGGAAGTTCGGCACGCCGCAGCCGCGGAAAGCGCCAGTCGCTCTACCCGACTCGCCTGCCAGTCGGGCCGCGCGAAACCGTTCCTGAAACGCGAAAACCGCCCCACCTCGGAGATAGCGAGGTGGGGCGGTTTTCGTGCGCCGGGGGGACGCTGCGATCGATCCTAGATCAACGCGGCCACAGGACGGGGCTGATTGCGTCGGAGACCGACCGCGCTCCGGAGAGTGTGAAGTGCACGCCGTCTCCGACGAACAGTCCTTCGCCGCCCGGAGGCGTCGTGTACTGGGTGTCGACGACAAGGCTGCCGGCCGCGGTGCTCGCTGCGTTGGCGATCGCCGTTCGGTAGTCGGCCCAGGCGATCGGCGGCGTCGCGGCCGAGTAGTCGTACTCCATTGCCACGAACAGGAATTCCGAGTCCGGCGTCTGGGCGTTGACGTTGGAGGCGATGGTGACGAGGTCGGCTTCGAGCTGCGCCGCAGTGCGGCCCTGTTCCGCGTCGTTACCACCGAGCGCGATGATCACCAGATCGGGTGCGAGCGCGGCGAGCAGCTCGGGCAGGACGGTGCCGAGGCCGATGTCGGTGTACTGCGCGAAGTCCGCCGCGGGCTTGCCGGCGAATCCGAAGTTGTAGACCTCGATCCCGGTGCGGTCGTCGATGTCGTCGCCGCTGGTCTGGCGTTCCAGTACGCCGAGCACCTGGATTCCGTTCACGGCGTTGTGGACCTTCACCGATGCGATCCCCTTGGCGTCGGTGTACGAGAACACCTCGACATGGGTCGTCGGCGTGACCGTGTGGTGCACGAGCGTGTTGTCGCCGAGGGTGAGCGAGATCGTGACTGCCCCGGTGCCGTATTCGGGGTAGCCACCGAGGAAGACGTCGATCGCGTAGGTGTCACGGAGCTCCCAGGTCAGCGACTTCGTCTGTCCTGCAGTGTTGTTCTCGTTGAGCCAGACCGAGCCCGGGACGCCGTTGGTGTCGCCAGTGCGGTCTGCGGTGGTCGAGCCGTCGAACGAGGTGGGTCGGAAGTTGTAGTTCCAGTGGTCGGCGTTCGGGGTGTCGGCCTGCAGCCACAGGCTCGCACGTACTCCGGCCTTGCGCGCGAAGTCCTCGGCGAGCAGTGCCGGCCAGGTCTTGCGGACGTCGGGTACGCCGTATGCGTATCCGGCCGCGAAGCCTTCGGCCTGGGAGTCGGATAGTACGGCGATGCGGATCTCGCGTTCGTCCCGGCGGACGAGACGGTTGACCCAGTGCGGTGTGACGAGTTCGGGCATACGAGTGAACCTTTCGGGGGTGGTTGTGTAGCGAGGGGGCTCAGGTGAAGCTGGCCGAGAGCTGGATTCCGGCCGCGATAACTGCGGTGTCGGTCGCGGCCGCGGCTGCGGTGAGAGCGGAGGCGATACCGGTGCCGAGGCGCTTGCCGAGAGCGCCGAACTGGAGCTGTGCGAGCGCACCGGCAGCGACGGGGATTGTGAGGATCGGTACGTCCGTACCCACGGTGGGCGCAGAGGCCTTGTTGTAGATCTTCCAGAACACCGCCGAAGCCGACGGATTGAAGCAGCTCATCTCGAAGAGGTTTCCGCCGGAGGCCTTCACCACTGCGGCATTCGTCGTCGCGGCTGTGGTGAGCAGGTACTGGCTCGGCGTGACCGGCGTGGTGGTGAAGACTCCGGACTGCGAGACGGGGTGCGTCTGGATCGCTGGCGCAGGCTCGGTGGCATATGCGCCGCGAATGAGTGTCCAGGTGGCGATCGAGTTTGCGGTGACGGCCGTGGTGCACCGGACACGCACGTACTTGTACGCGTTGACCGAGGCTTCCCAGGCGTACCCGCTGCCGACGCCAACAGCGAGTGCCAGTGCGGGCGTGGCCGACTCGACCGTGCTGGCGTTGGTGCGCGCGGCGAGGATCGAGAACCACGTCCCGTCTATGCCGTTCGTCGAGTCCAGTGATGCCTCGAATGCACACACGCCCGCGGCCATCGCTGCGGTCCCGGTGTTCTTGACGTGAAAGACGATGTTCGATGCGCGCGAGACGTCGACGACAACGACGTCGTTGACGGCCGCGAGATTGCCGACGGTGGCCGGGAACGAGGCGGTCATTCCGGCGACCTTGAGTCGTCCGGCTTCGTCGGTCTGGAGGGCAGTCCAGTCGCCGTCTGCCGGGACCGCGCCGTCTGTGTCTCGTCGGACGCCGAGTGCGGGAATTCCCTTCGCATTGGCGGATGCCACGGCATCGCGCTCGGCGATCGCGGCTGCGATCGCGGCGTTGCTTGCTTCGAGGTTCTGGAAGACGCTCGGCATGTCAGTTCTCTCCTGTGTGTAGGTCGATGAAGTTGCCGTTGCCGTCGGTCTCGACCCACGCGTACTCGCCGGGTGCGGTCGGCGCAGTCGGGCCGACTGTGACCGGGAGTTTCTTCTGGACGTCGACGGGCAGTGTGGAATCCGGACCGGTGGTCACGAACGCTCGCGCCATGTCAGGCACCTACTTTCATGTAGTCGAGGACCAGTTCGGCCATGGCGGCGTTGCCGGCCTCGTTGAAGTGGACGCCGTCTGCGACGTACAGGCTGGAGCTGGTGAGCTGGCCGCGTAGATCGAGCGAGCGGACGCCGAGCGTCGCAGCGGTCGAGACGATGTTGTTGCCGTATGCGGTCCAGGCCGAGTCCGAATCCGGCCGAACGATGAACACGAGTTCCATCTGGGCCGAAGTGGATCGGAGTCGATCGACAATCGTCGTCATCGCCGAGGACATCTCGGCCTGTGTGCGGCCGGTGCTCTTGTCGTTCGAGCCGAGCGTGATCAGGGCGACGTGCGGGTTGTATGCGGCGATGAGGGGCAGGGTCGACTTGTCGGACCCCGTCAGCCATCCCGCGACCTCGAAGGCGCGGACCGAGGCCTGCGACAGATTGACCTGCGTGACGCCGGCACCTTCGTCGCCGACGTGCTCGATGATGCCGAGGATCGCAAGACCGACCCCGACATCGCCTCGAATCGACAAGGTCGCACCGGGATTGGTGATCCTGGTGATGACACGGTCACCGACCGAGGACTTGGTGATCGAAGACCCGGCATTGGCGGCAGTGATGACCATGTTGCCGCTGTAGCCGGTGGTGAGAACGTCGACCGCCGTCGCCCCGGCCGAGAGTGTGTAGAGGACTTCGTCCGCGTTGCTGGCGTGGCCACGCTGCAGCCATAGCGACCCGGGGATGCCGGTTTGGAAGGTCGGTACGTTCAGTGCGTCGAGGCTGCGTCCGGCGGGCAATTGCTGTGCCGTGTTGAACGAGTAGCTGCCCGGTCCAACGGGCGGCGATGGCGGAATCCATCCGAGACCGCCGGCGGGACGACCGAGCTGTGTGCGGAGCAGCTCGGCGAGGCGCTGCGGCCAGACCTTCGCCCACGAGCTCGGGCCACCCGGAGCACCGAAACCGTCGTTGGTCGAGTCGCCGAGGGTGAGCAGCTTGAGCCGGGTCGTTCCGGAGGCGAGCGCCGCGCTCTTGTAGTAGCTGCTCGCGGCCGCCAGTGCCCCGTCCGGATTCGGCTCGGGCACCTCGTTCGAGAGGTAGAACAGCCCCGGGCGGGCGGAGTCCTCGACGAACGTGATCCCGGGATTCGTCGCGAAGTAGGCCTCCGTGGCCCGGGCAATCAGATCGGCCGGAGTGTCCTCCGGAATCAGGATCGCGGCCGCGATGACGTCCATGACCCGGGCCGTCGCGGTGTCCGGTATGACGATGCGCCCTTCGATCGACTTGCGCATCGCGCCGAGCTTGAGCCGGAAGTGGGCGGGCCCCGGGATGAGATCCGGCGTCGTGATGCCGGCCGACGTGATCGCAGTGTGCACGGGTGTGTCGGTCAGGATGCCGTCTGCACCACCGTCGCGCACGCTCGTCCACACCTCCAGGTATCCCGAGCCGTCGAAGTCTGCGATCTTGGCCAGGTTCTTCACCGGGTCACTGAGTACGGTCATTGCTCTCCATTCATGCTGCGACGGGGGTCTCGACGTCGGAGATGTCGTTGGCCAACCAATCGGCGATGCTGCCGCTGGATTGGAAGCTGCTGCGGCTCAGGTAGACGCCTTCGTAGAGGTTCGTCGGGCCGTACGCGATGGTCGGGAAGTCCTGATTGATCACCCCGGAACCGTTGAGCTCGACGATCCACTGAGCGTCGCGAAGCTCCCACTCGAGCACATCACCCGTTGCCGGTGTCACCGGCAACGTGAGCAACTTCGAGAACGTGTTGGGCCCGGTGCCTTTGATGACCGAGTACTCGTTGTTGTCGTAGAACAGGCCACCCCACGACGTGCGGTTCGCATTCGAGCGCATGACCGCGCCCGCGAAACGCTCGCTCGCACTGGGATTGACCGATCCGACGGTCATTCGGCCGTGCGTCTTCGTCGTCGTCAACGGCGTCGTGTGCAGAGCGTGCGCATACCCGTCGTTCGTCGTCGTCCACGCCGCGGCGTTCGACGCGATGCCCAACCCGCTGCCTGCGCCCATCACCGAGTACATGGATCCGAGACCGAGTCCGTTCGGGCGGTCGTAGAGATCCTGCAGAGCGCGTTTGACCGACTCTTGGCCGATCGACCGCGAGGCCTCCATGTAGGTGATCCAGCCGGAGGTGAAGTCCATGGCCGACTGAGAGACGGTGGAACCGGGCGAGGTGGTCGCCAGCACCGCTCCATCCTTGATCGGGTGGAAGCCGGGTAGCGGTGACGGAGCGAACCTTTCGACTCCCGCAACCGTCACCGTCCCTTGAACGGTGAGCGCCATCGCAACGTATTCGCCCGCCTGGAACAGCGATTCGTCCGGAAATGTCACCAACTGCGTCGAGTACGTCGAGAGGATGTTTGCGGCCAGATCGCCAGAAGTGCCGAGCAATTCGACCAGGTCACCGGCCGTGTTCATGCGGTAGAACCGCGCGACCAGCGATGTCGGGGATCCCTTGGCGAAGAAGTACATCAGTTTGATCGCGTCATCGGCGGTGATGCGCGCGAAGCTGATGATCGTCGTGTTGGTGAAAGCCTTACCCGGTTCGCGAGTCATAGGCATTGTGTGCGAGTGAGAACCGGAGTCACCGGCGTTGGTGGATCCGGTCCGATCCGCCGGGAGCATGTCCAGCCGGTCCCGCGCAAACGACGAATAGCCGAGCGGGGTGATCGTCGCCCCACTCGGCCGGTTCGTCTTCACATCGAACGCAGTGACCTGCTGCTGCACCGTGGTGACGATGCTGATCGCCGTGTTCGCGTTCGTGTTCGCGTTGCTCGCAACGGTTTTCGTACCGCGCAGCTCGTCGGCCAGGTCGTCGAGGTTGAAGATTCCGAACGAGATCCCGTCGAGCCCGTCCAGGATCGCACCCGCGACGTGACTGAGCAGCCACTTCGGAACGTCGACCTGATTGTCCGGATCACCCTGCGGGGTGCGGCTCGGTAGGCGGAATGCCATGTCAGCAGCGAGCTTCCGGGTAGGGGTTGTCCCGACGCTGCTGCTCGAGATCGTGCCGTTCGGCGTTCAGGACGGCGCGCTCGGCGTCGTTGCCGGCGACGGCGTTTCGATATCGCTGCAGGGCCTCACGCTCCTGCTCCCGCGAGACGTCGCCACCGCCGAACAGTTCCTCGAACAGGTAATCCTCCGCGTTGTCTCGGGCGTCGCGGAGGTCGTCGTCTCGGACTTCGAGTGCTCGGTCCTGCGTGCCGATGGCCGCGTTGTTCTTGAGCGAGCCCTGGTAACGGCCGTTGCACTCGCGCTGTGTGTACGTCGACCAGACCGTCATTCCGAGCGAGACCACGAACATGATCACGAGCGCGAGGTTGAGTACTCGCGACCTAAATGGGCGGGTGTCGAGCTCCGGCTTGAGCAGGGCTCGTCCTTCGATCTCGACCCGGCGAAACCTGATGAACTGCCCGACAAGCAATCCCAGAACGAACCCTGCAACCGACCCAACGAATGCGCTCATTCCTCGTCACCGTCCTTCGGGTTTTTCGCCTTGTTGTACAGGGTTCCGAAGATGCCCACGATGGCCATCACGACGATGTTGATCTCCGGGGCCGGTCGGTATCCCTCGGAGAAGATCGGGGCCAGCACGACCCCGACCGTCCATCCGAGCAACACGATGATCGCCACGGCGGCAAACAGTCTCGCCATGAATTTCTCGTCCACTACTCACCGCCTTCGGGTGTGCCATCGTGATCATCTCCGTGAGTTGGCACGGGTCGGGCGATCGTCGGGTTGGGGCATCAGTACTCGGTGTCGGTGACCGAGACGACTTCACCGTCGATGGTGGTGGGCGTCTTCGCGGCAGCCGTCGCGGTACCGAGCAGGGTTGCGGCCAGGGCGATGATCGCGGCCCACAGTGAGCCGTTCAGGATGCCGTACAGCTGCGCGATGCCCTGCACTGCCAGGAGAAGGCCATACAGGGCGGTCCGCCACGGCGACGTCGAGTAGAGCAGCGCAAACGCGAGGGTGATCGTCGCCACGACGACCGAGGACCACGCTGCGGCGGTTGCCTGGTCGAGCACCTTGAGGCCGACCAACAGGGTGACTATGACACCGGAGATGACGTACCAGCGCTCGCGCGCCGATGCTGGAATGGTGGACCGAACGCGGTCGAGGAATGTGGGCATGATGGTTTTCTCTTTCGTGTTGGTGTTCAGGACTTTTCGGTGAGGGTCTCGGCGTCGGACTGAATGTCGACGGCGAGGACGTAGGCGATCGCGGCCGCGCCGGCCGAGAGGATCACCGCTGCAGCGAGGAATGGCCAGCGGTAGTTCACAGGCCGAGCGCCTTCCAGGTGGCGGGCCCTACGATGCCGTCGACGGCGAGGCCTCGGCGCGACTGGAAGTTGCGGACGACCGACTCGGTTGCGGGACCGAAATCGCCGTCGACGGTGAGACGTGAGTACGCCGGGTACACCCGATTGAGGAACTGCTGGAGGAACTGCACCGTCTCGCCAGTCGAGCCGCGAAGAATCGTCGGACGTCCGCTCGGGGGTGCCGGAGCGGGTGGGAGCTGCGGAACACCAGCATCGGTGATGCGTCGGACCGCGGCGTCGTTGCGGGGGTCGCCCTCGCGGTAGCGCATCTGGAAATGCATCTCGTCGGGCTTGCCCCACGCGGCACCCCAGAACACTTCCGGAAAGGCGTCCAGTGCTCGATTGACAGCGTCGATCTCGTTGCGCGGCATGGTTCTCATGCCCCACGGCCTGATCGGTGCCCACGCATCAAACGAGGTGCCCGCCAGGTGGTTCGAGTTCTTCACCAGGTTGTCTCTCGACCACCCCCAGACGGGCGAGGTGAAGTTGCGGACCGTCCGATGCAGCACGCCCGCGAACGCTCCGAGGATGATCGCCGGTGCACCCTTCCGGAGCGGAGCTGTGTCCATGTACGGGGCGGTATCGACGGTCACGCACTCGTCCCGGTTGCACATGCGCCAACCGTTCTCCGACCAGTCGTTCCCGTAGACAGTTCTGAATGACATCACGCCTCCTAGACGCTGTTGGAGTTGCCGCGCGAGTAGCTCACGAGGCTCTGTTGCCCGACGACGAGCCGTTCGTAGGCACCGCGAATGCGGTTGCCCTCGCCGAGGATCGGCTTTTCGAGAATGCGGCCGTCGCGCTTGTCGGTCACGGTCACGCTCGAGATGTATTGCTCGATCGTGGTTCCCTGGTCGTAGAAGGTGTGAATGTGACCGAGCTGGTAGCGGCGTCCGGATCCGTTGTCGACTCCGAAGCTCATGCCGCGACCATCTGCACCGCCCGACTGGACGGTGAGTTCTATTGCCTCGCTGCCGGAATGCTCTTTGAGCGCACCCTGAGCTGTGGCGTACGCGTCGAGGCTGTACGCGGCAGTGTTGTCGGCGAAGATGTCGGCGAACGCGTCGTCGATTCCGATCTCCGCTTCGAGGTCGTAGTCGATGAACTGCTGGTAGGCGAAAAAGATGTTGTCGAACAGGTCTCCGACGACCAGGCCGAGACCGAGACCGGGAGCAATTGCGTTGAGCAGCAACTGAATCGCGAAGTTGGCACCCCACTCGATCACTTGGTTCAAGATCTCGGGTGCCTTGCCGCCGACCACAGCCCGCGTCGCGGTCGCGTGCGAGCTGTCGTAGTTCATGTCGAGCACCTGAGTGCCGTCGGTGCTCCACTGCACCTGACGCTTGTCCTGCTTGGCGACGGTGTCGAAGACGTAACCGGCCCTGGGCATCCGACCCCAACTGCTCGGATCGGTCAGGCCGAGGTAGTTGTTCGGGTTGGTGAAGTTCAGGAAGTTGTCGCTCGTGACGTCGAGGATCGATTGCAGCTGCGAGAGCGTGGTGGCGTTGAACACCTTCGGTGACGGACCGACTCCGTCCCAGAGGTCCAGCGTCCACCCGAAATCGAGGCGATCGCGGGTGAGCGAGAATCCGTCGTTGAGCTGGGTGAAGCGCATCGAGATCACGGCGAGCTCCTCGATCGCGTTGCCGACCAGATCGAGCAGCGAATCGAGCGAGTTGAACGACGCGAGGTCCGGATAGTCACTGGTCACTGTGTGCAGCGGCATCGCCGCGCAGATCGGCCGGCGCGTTCGCACCCACGTCTTCGTGCCGAAGTACTTGAGCACGAAATCCGGGTTGCCGAACATGACGTCCTGCTTGCCGGTGAGGCCGATCTGGAACTCCGGAGGGAACATGGAATTGACCCAGGCGAGACCGCGCTGCAGCCAGAACTTGTAGTCCACCCCGGTGAAGCGGATCGTCGGGTTGCGCGGATTGCCGGACGTGTTGTGCGTCATCAGACGCCCGGTCCATGGGATGCCGTTGCGGATCACGCGAATGTGAATCGCTCTGCGCCGCAGTGCGCGTAGACGTGGAATGAGTCGGTGACCCGGCTTGAGCTCGAAGCTGATGGTGCCCGGGAGGTACCAGTGGTACATGATCTCGGCCTGGGTGTACGAGCCGAGCGGTGTCCACTCGATGATCGATCCGGAGCGCGTGCCGAGCTCGATGTTGAGTATGTCGACGTCGACGGTGTTCGGCCGCGCCCAACCCGGGAGGCTCATGCCGCCTCGTAGTAGAGCTGTGGAAGAACGACTTTCAGGCGGGTCGCGCTACTGGTCCCGGATCCGGTGATCGTCACGGGAACGGGAACGGGATTGTTCCGGTCGCTGGCCGGAGCTCGCTTGTACCAGCGCCGGCCGATCGCGGACCGCTCGACGCCGAGGTGATCGCGGATCTCGAACCAATCCGGATCGGTCTCGATCGTCCACTTCTGGCCCGCGCCGATGCTCGGTAGTGCGACGGCCTCGCCGTCGAGTCCGAGCGTGGGGTTGGTGATCGGCCCGGTGAGCTCGTAGTACGCCCACACGCGCTCGTCGGAGACGTTCACGACAGTGGCCCCGGCGAACTGCGAGGCAGTGAAGGTGCGCTCGTACGGCAGGGTGCGCCACCAGGACTCGTCCGATCGCAGCATGACGCCCTCGTACTCGAAGCAACCGAGGTAGTGAGTGCGCGTGTAGTTCGGGCTGGGGAGCAGCTTGGCCTTGCGCCAGAGCTGAAAGCGTTCCTCGATCGTGCCGTCGGAGAGACGGGAGCGCGCGGTGAACCGGCCCAGATCCTTGCCGTTGCCGATTGCTCGACGAAATGCCTTCTCGACTTCGACGGCGAGGTCGCCCGGGAAGAGCTGCGAGCGCAGAAACATGGTGATGAAGTTCGGGTCGTACATCGTCGCGTTCCACGTCACGCCGTGCTCGTCGACGTTTTGGACGTCCGCGTGCGTGAACTCCGCCCCGCCGAGCCCGTCGAGCTCCACGATGCGCATACGCGCGGTCGGGTGTCCGAGGCCTCCGAACGGCCATGACGAGCCGTCGACGCCGGTCAGCTCGTACTCGATCGGGGTCACGCGAAGCCGGCCTTCATCAGCGCCAGATCGGCTGCGCCGGAATTGGTATCGAGATCGATCTTGGCCTGCACCAATCCACCCGCCTGCAGCGTTTTGATCATCTCCTGCTGTTGCTCGACGAGCTGATTGAGCGCGCCGATGATCGCCTCGCCGCCGGGAATCGTGTTCGAGCTCGTGTCGAACTCGGGCTTGACGAGCTGGCCGAGATCCCACTGGCCGGACTGCGCCATGCCGATCAGTCCGCTCGCTCCGGAGAGCGCCGCGAAGCCCATGCCGATGCCGAGCGACGCGGCTTCGTAGAGGTTGCGAGGCTTCATCGAGTCGGACCGGTCCGGGCCGCTGTAGCCGCCGAAGCCCGGGTTGACGCCGCCGTTGGCGAACGCGGTCAGGCCGTAGCGCTCACGCGCGCTCTTCGCGTCGACGAGCGCGAGGCCTCGACGTCGGGCCCATTCGGCGCCGATTGCGACGTGTTGCCGCTGGTCGGTGTCGGGGATGAAGAACTCGTCGTTCTGCTGCCGGTCGCCGACGACGCGCCAGGTGTTCGGAGGCACGACCTTCGCGTCCCGTCCGGACATGGGAGAGAGTCCGCCGGCGGCGTACGCGCGAATGATGTTGCCGTTCGCGTTGGCCGCGACCTGTGCCTGCAGGCTGGCGTACGCCGCGTCGTCCATGCCGAACTGCATGCGACTCCGACGCTCCTCGACTGTGACGACGTGCGTCGAGCTCGTGTTGAGGCCGTTGAGGCCGTCTACGCGGGCCCGGACGACGTCGGTGTTGTCCGAGATCGCGAACGAGCCGTCGGGCAGTTCGATGACCTTCGCGCCCACCGCTGCGAGTTTCTGGATTGTCTCCGGCGAGTTGTCGGTGATGACGATGTTCTTGTCGTTGTTGATCGTCGTCTCGACTCCGACCTCGCGCAGCTTGTCGAGGACCGTCTGTGCGCCCGGGGCGTCGACCGTGATCGGGACCACCGGAGGGAACCCGTCGATGACTCCGCGAGCGGCGTCGAGTGCCTGCTGCGCGGGAACGGTGTTGGCTTCGAGCGTGAAGCCCTTCTTGTCGGGCAGCTCGGTGATCAGGAATCCGGCTTCCTCGAGTCCCTTTCGGGCGTCGTCGGTCAGTGAGGTGACCTCGATCGTCTTCGAGTCGGGCATGCCGACGATGGCATCGCCGAGCAGCTCGGAGATCCGAAGGGCGTTCTCCATGCTCTTGGTGTCGAGGTTCATCGCGACGTTCTTCGGAAGCATGTTCATCTGCGTCGCAACGGCTTCCGCCTGTGCACGCGTGAGACCCATGCCTTCGGCAACGCGGAGGAACTCCTGGTACTGCGGCGCGAGTGCTGCTTCGACGGCGGAGCTGGAGTTGGTGACGGTGTACATCGCCGCGGCGAGCTGGTTGTAGCTGTCCGCGTAGGACGACACGGCGTCCTGCGCCTTCGAACCGGCTTCGGTCTTGGTGTCGATATTGCCGCGGTCGTCGACTCCGACGTTGCCGAGAGTGCCCTTGAGGCCTTCCAAGTCGCGCGTGGAGTCGTTGACGGCCTGCTCTGCCTCGGGCAGTGCCAGTCGTCCCTCCTTGAGTCCGGAGAGAGCCTTCGCGAGGGTGTCGACCTGCTTGGCTGCGTTGCCTGCAGCGTCGTCGAAGTCGGTCATGGCCTCGGTCATGGCCGAGATCTCGTCGACCCCGGCGTCGGCCCAGGCGACCGGAGCAGCTCCGGCGTTCATCTCGTCGCGGATCGATTCCTGCTTCGCCTTGATCGCGGCCGCTGTGTCATCGAGCGTCTCGAGTGTCTTGCTGGTTTCGGTCTCGTAGTCGGTGACCCACTCGCTGCCGTTCCACTTCTGGCGGTCCTGAAACTCGCCGGTGAATGCGCCAGAGAGTTCCTGCCAACGCTTTTCGAGCCAGCTCAGGTCTTCCTTCTCGGACTCGTGGATCGCTTCGAGCTCGGTCCGCGTCTTCTTGAGTGCGTCGGCATTGCCCGCGAGTCCGCGCGCGGCATCATTGGCAGACACACCGACGTCGTCGAGCGCGTCGCCGAGGGTCTTCGATCCGTCGCGGAGCTTGATCGTCTCCAGGGCTGCGGCAGCGGCCTGCTGTCCCTGTGCGGAGAACCGACCGCCACTGGTCTCGATCGCTGTTGCGGTGTCGACGACCGAGACCTTGAGGTCTTCGGCGTAGCGCTTGGCGCTGGCGCTCTGCTGCATCCAGATGGCCATGCCTGCGGCAGCGGCTGCGAAGGCGACGCCCCAGGGTCCACCGAGGAAGCTCACGAGCGAGCCTGCACCGGCGCGGAAGGCCGACATGCCCATCGTGCCGACATTGCGCATGGTGCTGCCGAGCGTCGTCACGCCGCCGTTGGCGTTTCGCGTGGCCTGCTGCAGGTACCCGAACTGGGTGCGCATCGCACCGACCGTCGAGGCGGTGGTGGTGCCCAGTCCCATGATGGCGGCGCGGCCTTGACCGATGCGCGCCACGAGACTCTGCCCGATCTGGCTACCGGCCAGCATGGAGGCGAGCTTGAGGGCGACGAGCGCGCCGATTGCAGCCTGGATCGGTGCGGGCAGGCCTGCGAGGAAGGTGGCGAGCGCTCCGACGCCGTCAGCGAGGAATCCGACGACGTCAGCGGTTCCGGACAGCGCCGCGATGCCCGGTCCGGACAGCAGCGACACGAGCGCCTGAGCGGCCGGCATGAGCTTGTTGCCGACGGCGACCGACTGCTCCTCGAACATTGCCTTGAGTGTCTTGAGTCGGTTCGACAGCGAGCCGGACGTCTTCTCGAAATCGCCTTGCATGTAGGACGTTTGGGCGAGCACCTCGGCGTAGGCGACCTGGACTCGAATAGCCGGTTCAAGCGCTTCGGAGGTGTTCTCGATCAGACCCATCTTCATGGCTCGGGTCTTGAGAATCGTCTCGTTCATGATGACGCCGTAGGCCTCGATTGGGTCCGACTCGCCGCGGAATGCCGCGCCGATGGCCTGGATCGCCTGCTCGGGGCTGGTGTTCTTGAAGCTGGCCATATCGCCTGCGAGCGTGGCCATCTGGACCGAGAACTTCGCGTTCTCCTCCGCTGCGAGGTTGGCCTGCTTTCCGTAGGTGCCGAACGTCGCCGCGGCCTCGCGCGCGGAGAGCTCGGTCATGCCGATGGCCTTGCCCGCGCCCTCCGCGAAGGTGTAGATCGTGCCGTTCGCGGTGCCGAAAATAGTGTCGATGGCGTTCATGGATTCGTCGAGATCCGATGCAGCCATGACCGATTCCTGGAAGAACGCCAGCAGGCCCGTAGCCGAGGCGGCGAGGCCCATTGCGCCGAGAGCTTCTTTCGCTCGATCGGCAGCCTGCGAGAGGTCGGAGACACCACCCTCGGCGACGTCGGCATCGTCGGCAGCCGATTCGAGTCCGGCCGAGACGCCGACCGTGGTGGCCACGAGATCGCCGAACGACGAACCGGTCTGCGCCGCTTGCTGTTCGGCCTTCTCCCACTGAGATGTGACCGAGCTGGTGGCGTCGCCCGCGCTGTTCATCGCTGTAGCGGCCGCGGCAGCCGACTGAGCGAAGTCGCTCATGTTCCTCGATGCGCCGCCGGCCGCGCGTCCCGACGCGGTCAGTCCGCCGCCGGCGGAGACTCCCGCGGTGCCGGATCCGGTCAGCGTCGAGACCGCCTGCTGGGTGGCGGTCTGCAGCCCGGTCATCTCGCCCGCGGTGGACTTCGCGGCGCTTGCCGCGGTGGCGAGTCCGGAGCTCGCACCGGCGGCCGCGGTACCGGCGTTCTTCACGTTGCCGGTGAACTGCAGAACCTTGCCACCGGCCTGCTCGAACCCGGTGCCCGCGGCCTTGGTGCTGCGCTGCGCCTGACCCTCGAACGTCTTCACATCGGACTGGGCACGCGAGAGCGTGGACTTCCAATTCTTGTCTACGAGTTCGAGATTCGCGCGGATCGTGCCGACGTCGAGTGCGATGGGTCAGCCCTCCTTCCCGGCGGTCGCCTTGAGTACTCGGTGCAGCCGAGAGTCGGAGTCGGTGATGAGCCCGACGATGCGGGTCTGGAGCCAGCGCCAGGAACGCTGGAGAAGAATTCCGGAGTCGAGATCGATCCCGTAGATGCTCTGGTCCTGGAAGTCGAGCTCGACGGCGGTCCAGGCAGTGAAGACGTCGTGCCACGTCCACTTCTCCACGACCGCCGCCGGCCGTTTGTTCGGCTGCTTGCTCAGGTCGTGGTACCAGGCTCGGATGCCGAACTCTTCCTCGTACGGCCCCCCGCCTGGGTCTTCGGGGCCGTACGTGCCCGGGGCGCACGTGAGCGCCCCGTTGCACTCGCCTTTGCAGGTGCAGCTTTTTTCGCCCCCGGAGCCGCTTTCTTGCTCGGCTCCGGGGGCCTCGGGTTTCCCACGTCACCGACACCGGTGTGCCAGTTGACCTGTGCGAGGCTCGCGCTCAACCCGTAGTGCATCAGCGCAGTGCGGCCAGCGTGGAAGATCTCGGCCCACGACAGCCCGTCGGCATCCATCTCGCCGTAGACCCCGCCTGACCACACCTCAGTTTCAGGGTCTTTGGTGGCACCCATGAGGCCGAGAACCTCGGCGAGCTCTTCGGCGTCGGAGAACATGCCGTTGCTGGCCATGATCTGCCGAATCCGCAGTCCTTCGGCTGCGTTCGGCGACACGATCCGATACGTCTTCCCCCTGATCGGGAGAAGCAGATCAGGGTCGAAGAAATCACTGAGGTTGTCGTAGGCGACCACGGACTATGCCGCCTGGCCGTTGATCAGGGTGGTGACCTCGCCGCCCTTGTCGGCACTGCCGGTGAGCGCCGACGTGTCGAGCACGAGCGGCGGTACATCGATGCCTGCGAGCGTGCCCTGGAAAGCGACGTCCCACGCGTTCAGACCAGCCACCGCGGTGACGGCAACGTTGTTCGCCCCGATGGTCGACAGCCCGGTGAGCGCGGTCTGCATCGCCGCCGCCGTCGCCGTCGGCGCGAGACCGGATGCGGTCTGGCCCAGGAACTTCACGCCGATGGTTCCGCCCAATCCGGTGCCGATGAGGCGGATGCGCTGAACCTCGTTGATCGGCGTCGTGGTCGGGCGAGCAATCCTGGTCGGCTTGCCGCGCCCGGAGAGCGTGGCCTGGTAGTTCTGCAGATCCTCGTTGCCGCCACCGACGTCGGTGTACTCGACCGCGAAGTTGCACCGGTAGCCCTCGTCGATGTCATCGGTTCGCCAGTACCGGATGTCGGCGACGTTGTCGTAGCCGACCTGGGTGCCGAGTGCTCGCAGGAATGTGGTGCCGGGATCGGGCACGACAGTCGATAGTGACCGCTCGCCCTTGACCTTGCCCTCGATCGCGATGTCGAGCTTCTGCTTGGTCACGAGCTCCGAGCCGTAGCCGTCCGAGTCGTTGTCGGAGTCGTCCTGCTTGGTCGCCGTCGTCTTCGGCTCGATCTTCGACGTACCGCGCAGCCACGCCCAGACGGGCGACGCGTAGGTGCCGGTGTTGATCTGCATCGCCCACGCTGCGGCGCGGAAGGTGAACAGCAGACCGGAATTCGGGGGCTTGAGTACAGGCATTGTCAATCTCCTGGGTTGAGGGTGATGCGATAGGTGTCAGCCCGCATGTAGCGGCCCGTGGTGTCCGGAGTGGACTCCGTGCTCACCGTCCGAAAACAGGTGAGTACGTTCACGCCTCCGGGCCACCGCTGGCGATCTGCGGTCGACTCGAAGGTGTGAAGGTGGTTGAACACCGCGTCCGCCGGGTCGTCGACGGCACGGACAGATCGGCCGGCACCGCGGAATCGGAGCCGGACGTAGAGATCGGGATTGTGGGCATCCCGATCGCGCCTGTCGTCGATGACGGAGATGGTGACCGCGGTGTCCGGGGTGTCCGGCATGACCGCGCGGAGGTACACCGCCGGCTTGACCGGATCGTTGGTGGTGCCGTACTGCTCGGACTCGTCGTAGCGAGCCAGGCCGGCCGCGGCGAGGTGTAGCGCCAGGGCCGACCGGAGCTGGCTGCGGGTGGTCTGGCTCATCCGCCGAGTACTCGCGACATCGCCTCGGCGACATGCTGTTCGAGCTGCGGGCCGAACTTCTCCGTCGGCTCCGAGAGGAACTTCGCTTGACCGCGTTTGTGCTCGAAGTCCTCGCGCTCGTGCTGCTTCTTTCCGTAGGCCTTCGTGAATCCGACGGACGCCTGCAGACCCTTCGCCTTGGCCATGCCGCTGGCACTGAGTGCGCCGGACTTCACCGGGATGTACACCGAGCGGACCTCGTCGAGCAGTGCTTCGGCCGCGGCCGCTACGCCCGCCTCGGCTGCCTGCTCGGCCTGATGAGCCCTGGACCAATCGATAGGCACGATGGAACCTCCTAGACGATTTCGAGCGCCTGGTATGCGACGGTGACGTTGTCGCGCTTGTAGACCAGGCGGGATTTCTCGACGATGCAGACGCGGTTCTGCTCGCCCTCGGGGAGAGTCAGGCGAGATCCGGACGGGACGACTGCGACACCGGCGGGAAAGAGCACGAGCGTGTCCGAGACCACCTCGGAGCTCTCGGAGTCGGCCGAGGTCCGAGAGCGGCTTGTGCGCCGCCCCGGAATGACCACCTTCGGCGCGAACTCGTTCTCGATCGCGTTCTCTCCAATGAGCCGCTCGACGCCGATGGGCGTCCGGAACGAACTGGGGCGCATCAGCCCGACAGCGACACGATGTACGCGCCGGCCGATCCTGCGAGGGGACCGTTGGTGGACGTCGGGTGGAGCTTCGAGGTCTCGGCCGCGGTGAGGTAGATGAATTCCTCGGGCGCGGCCGCGAACCGGGTCGTCACGTCCGGATACGTCTCCTCGGTGACGCGCCATCCGATGCGCATGTTTTCGATCGCACGGGTGACGACGTCGACCCCGACCCCGCGCACGAGCACAGGATCGAGCGCGGCCGCGGTGAGGTGCGCGTTGATCGTCGGCACCGCCCGGAGCATCTCCGAGCAGGCACGAGCGATGAACACCTCCACCTGGGCCCGTACAGGCTCAGCGAATTCCTCGCCGAGCTGAGCCTGTACGGCCTCCACGGTGACCAGCAACTGGAGTGGCGTATCAGCCATCGAGTCGCTGGCCTCCCACTGCCCCTGTCTCGGTGCGCAGGACCACCGACTCGCCGGTTTCCAGATTGCGGCGAACCCAGACCTTCGAGCCGTTCGGCGCGGTGGACTCGAACTGCTCGAAACGGTCCTTCGACTCGTCGCGCTGCGGCTTGGTCGGGAACTGCGCGGGCACAACGGCGTTGACCGTTCCGACCGCCAGCGCCTCGGCACCGGGGATCGGCGTCACGCTCTGGGCGCGTTCGAGCGGATCGGTCGTGTCGGCCGGACCGTCGCCCGGAGCAGTCACCGACGGCTTCGTGAAGTCCGAGTCGAGAGTGGTGCTCGCGGTCGACGTCGACGGAGCGATACCGAGCTCGGCCGCGACCTCTTCGACCACGGGCGACTCCTCGGTCGTGGTCTCGGGTGCCGCTGTCGCCACGGGCACGGGCTCGGTGATCGACGACTCGTTGTCGGCGTCGAACTTGGCGACGGCGGCGCGCTTGTCGTCGGCGTTGCCCTCGCTGGGGAGCCCGCGTGCTGCGAGCGCCTCTTCGAGGGCGGGTCCGGTCAGCTTGTCAGCCATGGTGTTTCCTTTCGATCGAAGTGCGTTGGGGGATAGCGCCCGCGAGGGCACTATGACGGGTTCAGAGGTTCCGAACGCCGCGCAGTCGAGCTGCGGCCTTGCCGCCGAAAGTCGCGACGCCGCAGTAGAACTCGATACGAGTCCGGTATGCGGGCTTGTCGGGCAGTTCCTTGCCGTCGTTGACCTGGTACGCGTCGACTCCGCCGTTGGTCAGCCCGGTGACAGCTCCGTCGCTTTCGTCCTCGCCGTACCGCACCGCGTACACCGACGCTGCGTCGGTTGCCGAGCCCTGAGTCTCGGTCTGCGGGATGACGTTCGCGCCGGAAGCGGTCAATCCGGCATCGAGCAGTGGGATTCCGTTCCACGTGACCTCACGCTTGCCGGTGAGGTCGCTGCGGACCATCTCCACGCCGCCGATCCGCCGGCCGGCGGACTTGGTCTTCGCGATGATGTTGGAGTTGGTGTACAGCGCGCCGTTCGTGGCGTTCAGCCCGGGAACGGCGGCAACCAGAGAATCGAGCGCGTCGAAGAATCCGTGACGCGTCGAGTCGTCGACGTTGATGCCGGCACCGTTGGTGGCGTAGTCGATCACCTGGTTGCCGGTGAGCCGCTTCCTGATTCCGTCGAAGCCCTTCGGGGTGACCGCGACGTCGCCGTTGAAGAACTGCTCGGTAAAGTAGAACGATGCAGCCTTGATCTTCATGCCGGTCTGGATCGCGCGCTGGTCGTTGAGATCACCGCGCGTCTTGACGATGAAGCGGTCGACGTCGGCGTCGCCACCGAGAATGACCAGCGACTCCGAGGCCTGGACGACCGTGCCCGTGGACTCGGTGTAGGCCTCGTTGACCGAACGGAAGGCAACGCCCGGGAGGCTCGCTTCCTTGTTGTACGCGTACGCGTTTCCTTCGATCGACAAGAACGGGATGCGATCGAGGATCGGATTGAGCTGGATGAACGTCTCGATGACGCCCCTCTGCAGCTTGGTGGTGGACAGCTTCGCTGCCTCGACCAGGGTTACGGCCATAGCCGACCTGCCTTTCTGTCGTTCGGATGCCGCCGGCTACTGGCCGCGCGGTGTTGTTACTTGTTGAGTTCCTTGTAGGCAGCACGCAACGTGCCCGCACCGGGAGTGGTCGCTTCCTCGACGTCCGAGCCCCGAGCGCCCGCGCCCGGGGTGTGGTCGCCTTCTCCGGAACTACGCAGGCTCGCCTTGATTTTCTTGGCGTCGGCCAGCATTTCCTCGTCCGTTTCCCCGCGGACGCGGTCTGCCCAGTCGACGGGAAGTCCTTCGGTGAGAGCTGCACGCAGACGGCCGTTTTCGAGCGTGAGCTTGCCGTTGTCGGCTTCGAGCTGGCCCACCTTGGTCTTCGACTCCTCGGCATCGCGCTGGAGCTTCTGATCGGCGGTGAGCTTTCCGTCCTCGAATTCCTTGAGCTTCGCTTTCAGATCGGCGTTCTCGGTCTCGGCCGACTTGCGAGCGGTGCGTTCGGATTCGAGAGCCTTCTTGCCGCCCTCGCCGAGCTTGTCGTCGTCACCGTCCGGATCGCCCGAACCGGAACCGGCACCGCTGTTGTCGCCGCCTGCCCCGCCCTCGGGTTCGTTGAAGAACCGAAGTCGGGGGTACCGCTCCTCGAATGCCGTTGCCGCCGTGCATCGCACACGAGCGGGACCGGTGAATTGAGGGAGCTTGTTGACCTGCATTTTTCCTCCATCGCGGAGTCGCCCGCCTCGGATCGCCCTCGGCGGTGGAACATCCCAGCCGTCGCGGCGGGGAAGAATGAGCGCACGAAAAAGGCCCCGGAGCGAATTGCTCACGGGGCCTTGCTGTCGTGCGGGTTGGTCTAGCTGGTAGGTACCTCGGTCGAGTGGACCGGCGTCATCTTGTCGAGGCGTTTGAAGTTCAGGATGACCGGCTCGAATGTGACCATCCCGCTCGACTTCTCGACGAATATCACCGGAACGTCCATCGCGGGCATACCGGCGGCGTCGAGTGCAGGCTTCTCGCTTCGGATCAGGAACGACTGGCCGTCTTCGGCTCCGTCGACGCTGGCGACGAACGGTTCCATCGATGGGAAGTGGCCGGCGTAGTCGCTTCGCGGGAACTCAAGCTCGACGCGGTGCCGCGCGTCGTCGAATGTGATCATCGCGGTACCTCCTCGATCGGCTTGATGAGCTCTGCTGGTGTGACGAGTGTACGCGTGCTGTCTACGGGCAGCTTGTCGTCGACTCGGTAGATGCGCGCGCCTTTGCGCGGCCCGTGGAAGTCGATGCGCGCAAGGTGATCGGAGGCGTCGAGGTCGCCTGGCTGTGCGTCGTAGAACCGGACCTTCCCGTTCTTGCCGACCTCGAAGTTGAAGATGTGCGCGCCGCCGGCCTTCCATTCGGCTGTGATCCATCCGCGCGTGCCCGGACCCCATGCCTGTGCAATGGAGGCGAGGTTCCCCGCCGACTTTGCGGTGAGGTAGTTCTGCCCCGACGACGGGGCTTGGCCGGTGTCCGTCCAGCTACCGAAGATCATTTCGTCGGTCAGTCCCTGGTCGTCGGGCTTACCTGGATGATTCCGGTAGTTCGGGTTCGCGGTGACGTCGTAACCGCGAGATCGGAGCTCGTAGGCCTGCGCAACGCGCTGGCAGTTGATCTGGTATTCGGTCCCGGACAGGTAGTTCGGGTTCGTCGCCCGAACGTCTCGCTCGATCGAGGTGCGGTGCCGATCGAGTGCGCCCTTGCGCTTGAGTCCCGGTAGCGGCCACTCCGAGGTCGGAGCGACGTTAATTTCGCCGGCCAGATGTAACGCGTCCTGCAGATTGCGCCGCCACTCGGCGCGATACTCGGTTGCCCACTTTGGCCCAATCTCGCTGCTGAGATAGAAGATGTCGAAGTCCGGATCGTTGAGCTCGTCTTCGACCTTGAGCAACTTGCGTGCGATCTTCTCGACGTCGTCGATCTTCGCGCGCTTGCCGTCCCGGAGGTCTCTCAGGTTCGCTCGATCGACGATCGCCCGGGCATGCAACGGCATGACGTCGATCGCGGTCTTGTCGGCTACGGCATCGAGCGCGGTCGCGGACTTGGTCACCTTGTTCTGCGCGGTCTTGATCTTCGCCGCCGCCCGCGCTGCCTTCTTCTCCTCGGCCGTGAGCTCGGGCTTTTTCGGCGCCGGTTTCGCATCGAGGTCGATCGACGGTTTCGGCTGCGGGCGAGGCTTCGGCGGTGGTGGAGTCTTGCCGGTGAGCGAGCCACGATTGCCAGGCTTGCTGCGGTCGAAGGCGTAGCCGTTGAGTTCGAGCAAGCGGAGGTATTCCTCGCGTGACTCGGCAATCTCGGCGATCGCTTCGGGCATGAGCCTCGGCGACGTCGCAGGTGTTTGCCCGCGTGAGCGAATCAGCTTGCCTGCGAATCCGCGCTTAGTGGTGCCCTCGGTGGAGATGAACAGGTCTTGGCCGTAGACGTTCGTGCGCGTGATCCGTCCGGCCCCGGTGGAAAGGCCGGCGTTTCCACGGCGGACGTTGACCACCTGGCCGATGTCGGATCCGGAGCGGATCGCGTCGGCACCGTTGCGGGTGTAGATCTTGTTCTGCTGCTCCTCGGACAGCGCGTCGAAGGCCTCGCGCGGATCCGTGATGAGCTCCGGCGCGGCCTTCTCGGTCGTCGGGATGTGGCGGCACATGCACCGCGGGTGGCGCAGGAATCCATCCGACCAGCGGTAGAACCGGCCCGCGAGGACCGAGCAGCGTGAACAACCACCGACACGAACGAGCCGGGTGTATCCGATGCCCGGGCGCACCGTCAGCTCCAGCATCGTCGACGAGCGGCCCGCGTCGGCCACCTGCGTCAGTACTCGTTCCTCGAGCGCGGTCCTGCCCTTGCCCCAGGCCTCGCGCACGACGGCGTCGTTGACCTCGTCGGCCTGTGCGATCGCCGACTTCGCGGTGATCACCGCGCCGTACAGCAGCGAGTCCAGGGGCCGGCCATCGGAGGCGACACCGACCAGCCTGGACGGGTCGATCGACGCTTCCGGATCTCGGTCGGCACCGATCTCACTCAGTGTGCTCTTGACGTAGTCGCCGCCGCCACTGACCGCGCGAGCTTGCGCGGCGGTGAGTACTCCGACGAGCAGGTCTGCGTTCGCCTCGAACCATCCGTCGAAGTCTTCGGGCGGAGTGGTGCCCCAGAGGTTCCCCGTCGCGTAGATCGCCGCGGCGGTGACCTTCTGCTGGTCTCGGTAGTGGTCAGCCGCCGTCGTTGGCTGCGTTGCCATCGTCCGTCGGCTCCGGAGCGGGTGTCAGCGCCGCCATGGCCGCCATGGCGACCTCGTTCTGCTGCGTGCGTTCTTTGTCGACCAGCGTCATCCAACCGTCGACCTTCGGCGGTGTGGCGTCGGGCAGCATCTCGAAAGCCGCCTGCTTCGGGAACCCGGCACCGATGAGCTTCACGACGCCGTCGATGATCTGGGAGAAGCTCTTGGCCTCGGTGTCACCCCAGATGATCTCTATCGAGTAGTCGTCTTTGCCCTCTTTGCCGCGGGCGATGTTGGCGAGTCGGACGACAGTTTCGAGAGACTCGCCGCCAGCGCGTTTCATCTCTGCGACAAGAGATTTCAGTGTGGATTCGGCACCGGTGAGCGCGTCTCCGGAGAGGTTCGCCATGCGGGTGAGCAGGTATTGGGGCGGAACCTGGCCGGTGGCGAACAGGCTGGTCAGAAAAGTGTCGTACACGCTGATGTAGTTCTGCAGGTTCGACTCGTCCAGGTCGTAGACCTTGGTATCGACGCCGGGAAACACCAGCGCTCGATCGACGCCGATTCTGCCCGGTGAGCGAAGCATCGGCTGCTCGTGCCCGTTCGCGTCGAGAATCGGGCTGCCGTTCTCGTCTCGCTTGACCAGCACGTTGCCCTGCGCGTCGCGCATCACGGGGTCGTAGCCGGAGAACACGCGCTGCCGGAACGCCGAGAACTGCATCGCGAGCAGGGTGTTGAAGCGGATGGTGTTCACCGCGTCCTGCTGCGGCATCAGCGGCTCGATCGCAGAGCGCGGGATTCCGTCGGCGTCGACGTTGAAATCGCAGGCCACGAAGGGCAGTTCGCCGAGGCCGTGCTGGCCCTCGCGGGTCATCGTCCACTCGCCGTTCAATCCGCGTCGCTCGAAGCGCTTCCAATCCGTGGCGTCGTAGACGTAAGTGACCCAGAGGGTTTCGTACGACGCCATGAGCGAGCTCGGCAACACAAGCGAGCTCGGGGACCTATCGGGGTCCTCCGAGAATGTCTTGATCGCGAATTTTCCGGTGAACGGGTCTTCGGGATCGGGCTCGATCCACACGCGCTTGCTGTTCTCGACGGAGATCTTCGGGCGGTCCGGGTTCGCCGGGTTCTTCGACACCGACCAGATTCCGCGGCCGTGAATCTGGGCCTGCAGGAACACGATCTGCTGCCGGGCATCGATGTGGTTCGGCTGGATGACGTTGCGCCACATCTCCAGATCGACCTTGCCGTCACCGCCCATGATGCCGTCGGCGCGCATGCGCTGGACCGGTGCCTTCATTGCCAGACCGAGCCAGTTGGCGATCGACTGCTTCTGCAGCGAGGCGTACTCGGCATTCACACCCTCCGGCGCGAACGGGTCGTCCTGGATGCCCTCGAAATACTCCTGGCGGCGTTGCCACTGCGGGAGCTGCTGCTTGAGCCGCTCCAATCCGATATCGAGGTATCGGCGCGCTGTGCGATCGTCCACGCCACCTCCTGGTGCTCTCAGTTGAATCCGTACATGACGTTGGATGTCTTGTTGGCGTTCGCGTTCGGCCAACCTGCTGCGCGAGCGTCCGACGCGGCCTCGTGCGCGACGACGGACGCCTGAGCGCAGTCGATCTTCTGATGGTTGGTCGGTTTGCCGAGCACGAACCTGTCGCCGGGTTTGGCGACCTTGCGGGCGTTGGCGAAGTGGATCTTGGTGTGCGGGCAGCCGTCATGGGTGATTCGGCCGGCCTTCAAGTCGGTCTGGAAGCGCACCAGCGCGGCGTGCATGCGCGTGATCTTGTCGTTCGGCCACTCCGACACGACGTCCTCGCCGTACTTGAGCGCCCACGCGCCAATCTCGGTGTACCAGCCAGACGGGTCCGGGTAGAACCGCGAGACACGCCACGTTCGGAAGATCTCGTCAACCGCGGCTTCGACCTCACCACGCGGGATCTCCCCGCCCCATTCGGCCGGATTCCAGATCGCAGGTCGCCGATCCGGACCGTACCGCGGGGTGAACAGGAAGCCTGAGCGGGTCTCCAGCCGAATCGCAGTCCAGTCGTCGTTCTCCGAACCATCGAACGCGCCCGCGACCTGCGTACCCTTCGGCGGGTTAGGAAGCCAGGGTTGCGGTTTGGGCATAATGCTCGTCCCACAATCCATCTCGCAGCCACACGCCGGAGCCGTACGTGTTGCGGTTACCGAAGAACCGCTCCGCCTGATCCGGATCGGTCTCGTTCAGCTCCGCAGCGTCGGCCTCGATCGAGTCGAGAATCACCCACGGCGAGCCCTCGTAGACGTACTGGAGGATCTTGCGGCGTTCGAGCTTGTTCTTCCAGGACAGGTGCGCCGGGGGCTTGCGATAGAACTTGAAGATGTCCTCGCGTACCGAGTCGAACGTCTGCTGAGCAGTCGAATTTTGCGAGGTGTCGAAGCAGTTCGTGTACTCGATCGAGCGGCCGCCCATTCCGGCAGCGTTACGGCGCTGAGTCTGCGCCACGGAGACCATCTTGTTCGACTTGAGGTACAGGCCGCTCTCGTCCTGGAGCACCCACGAGACGGGATTACCGACGCGGCCCGACGCGCTCGACGTGACGGCATCGATGCGGTCGAAATCTTCGCCGCCGACGTCGCCCGATATTCGGATCCAATTGTCGTGCGGAAACAGCAGATCCTTCAGCGGACCCAACCGAATCATCGCGGTCAGCGGCTTCCAGACGTTGCCGACCTGGTCCTGGTTGACCGCGGTGAGCTGAATGACCGGCGACGGGTGCCGGACACCCATCGGCTCGCCCTCGAGGTACGGGTACTCCCAACCGCAGCCACACCCGTGGTCGAGGCAGGCATAGCCGTCGCCCTTGCCCGCCCAACCGCCGAATTCCGACGGGCCCACAGCATGCAGACACGTCATCGAGGCCCCGTGAGGCCCCTTTCCGGTCTTCTGCGGCGCGATAATCTGCGCTCGCCGGTACCTGAACGCCTGATTCAGCAGCAGATCGCCCGTTGACGGCAGCTCGGCGTGCGCCCGAATCTCGAAGTACTTCGCCGAGATCCAGAACTGCCAGTCCGACCATACGAACGGATCGCCGCGGCGCATCTTGTCGGGCACTCGACAGTGCTGGCGCACCCATGCCTCGGCCAGATGACCGAGAGTCGGAAAGCCGTCAGGCCCCGCCATCGAGCCCTGCCAGCGAGCGTCGAGGCTGAGGTGGAAGGGGCTGCAGATCAGCGCTGGCCGCGGCAGCCTTCGCGCGCTCGCGCGCCGCGCCCACCTCGTCGGTAGCGATCTTCCAGCCGTTCTGAAGCATCCCCGCCGGAGTGAGGCCGAGCTGATCGGCAAGCCTGTTGACCTGCGTCAAGATCGACGCCGAGCAATCCGGCTGCTCCGCGCGCACCGACCATCGAACGAACATCGCGATCGTCCGCAGACGCCACAGCTTCTCTTCGGACCAGACCTTGGCCTGAGGCGTCTTCCACACCTCACGCCACACCACCTTCTCGCGATCGGACTGTCCTTCGAGCGGCCACTTCGGTGCCCGACCCTTCCAGCCCGCGGCGGGCAGAAGCAGGTACTTGATGCCGAGACTCTCGGACCTCTCCGAGTTCGGGTCGCGGGTCGGGCCCGAGTTATTGCGCGCTCCGCCATGGTTGCCGGCCATCTGATTTCGATCTCCTTCAACGGCATCGCGCCGCCTCGGATTCGGTGAGCATCGCGCTCACCGACGTTTCTTGAACCCTCCGCGCAACTCAGCGCCCTCCCCCGCGGTTCGTCCCCCCAGGCTCGAAGGGGGTACCCCCCACCCCCTGAGCGCGTCAGAGAGAGCGGATCAGAACGACCCAGCCCTGCCACAGCAGGCGGGCGAACTCGGTGCGGGAGTACCGAACTCGGAAGGTCTCTTTGTAGGCCGATGCGAGGAACACATCGATATGACCCTCGGATCCGTCGATGACAACCTCAGCTTCGTCACCGATCTCGTCGCGCTTGGTCATCGACGTGCACCGATCAGTGCTTTATCCCACGCGTTCGACCAGCTCATGGTGACGAGCCGCTGGATGTACGTCTTCGAGAACGTCAGTCGAGGAACCGTGGCGTTCGGGTAGTCGAGCGGTGAGTACTGCGCATACTCACCTGGATTCCAGGTGTAGTTGATAGCTCGATGCGGGCCATCGTGTCGGGCCTTGAGACCGCAGCGCCAGTGTCCGTATCCGGTCAGATCCTTTGCGCAGCAGTAGCCGTCGATGCGGTTGCGTATGTCGATCCACTGCGCATGCAGCTCGCCCTTGATCGGCAGCAGTAAGCGCAGGACTCGGCGCGCCGCTATCAGTCGTGCACTCATCGTCGTCCCGTCGTCGCTCGATTGCAGGCCTCGTGCTCGGGCCCCGTCCACTTGGTTCGGTCGTGGTCGTCGTGTCCGAGATCCCATGGCTCGCTCGCTGCGATGAGCTTCGAGCAGCGAGAGCAGCGCACGTTCCCGGTTGCGACTCGTGGCTTCCACTGGGCGCGCAGACGGTCGTGCTCGACGCCGTATCCGCGCTGCTGCCTAGTACCTCTGCCCCGCTCACGTGCTTGCCGGTGGGCGGGGCAGAGACTCTCGGGCTGCATCAGTGGGCAGCCGGGGATGGAGCAGACGCGGTTACGTGCGCGGACCATGAATCGAATACACCCACTCGAGGCGGCCGTCCGGATGTACGCGCCTGCGTAGGAAGTAGTGGGTGAGGTGGACCGGTTTGGAAACAAGAGTCGGGTCGTTTGCGTCGGCTTCGGACATGCCCGCCAGCCAGTAGGCGACTACCTCAGGACGAGGCAGGCTGACCTCCTCGCACAGGCCATCAGCGGGCCCGTCCACGAAGTTGACGAATGCGTAACCCGGGCGCGCCTGGAGTGGGATTGGTGGCTTCACTTCGGTGGTACAGAGACGATCTGGGGCCCAGTGACGATGTATCCGCACAGCAGGCATTCGAGACTGGGGTTGTCATCACCGTCATATCCGCACACAACCCGATCGGTGTGCGGGCACTCGGTGTACTTCGGCCGCTCCACCTCAATGCGAGTGGTCACCGTAGCGAGCTCTTCGCGGCCGTATCGGTAGGTCATTCCACCGCTGCCGGGTTGCGTCTTGCGAAGCTGCACCACTTCGATCCCACCGGGGATGATGGTGACCTGCTTGACGTTGCTAGCCGGGTCGAGGCCGAGCTTGGCGAAGAACTCGTCCACGACACTGCGATCGACCTTCGGGGGAATCTCGGACACGATCGTCTCCTACTTCGGTGGTGCGAACACGGTCTCGGGATCATGGCCACGCTCACGCAGGCCTTGCTCCACCAGGGTCAGTGCCGACTCGGGGCTCACCGCGAGCTCACCGCGGGGCTTCCAGTCAGCGCCCATGACCTCGGCGAGCACTGTCTTCGCGCCCACGATGGACTTGGTGACCCGCATGGCCGTGAGTTGTGGAACGAGCTTGCGCTGGAGTTCCTCGAGCTGCTCGGGTGTGGCTTCCTGGCGTGCGGCCGCGACGGTGGCCACGAATGCCACGATCTCGCCTATCTGGCCGGTGGCGCTCATTCTGGCTGCTCGTAGGTGCTGGTGAGCACGGGGCCGATCTGGGTACGCCTGCCGTTGACGCGGTCGGGTCGCCAGTCGTCGACGTCGCCGGAGCTCGCTTGCGATCCGACGATGAGCAGCAGTGCGTCGAAGGCCTCGTTCGCGCTCTTGCCTGCGGCGTGGAAGGTCTCGATCAGGTCGACCATGGGTGCGGGGTCGATGCCGTTCTGCGGGATGAAGCCGAGTGCGCCGTCGTCGGTCACCCAGAGGATGCCGACTGCCGGGCGTAGCACTGGGGTCCAGCGGCCGTGGCCGGCGCGCTCGCTCGGGTAGGTCATCGACACCTCTCAGGTTGGGCCCTCGACTGGAGCGCGGCGCAGCGGACGCTTCGTGGTGCGCGTGCTTGCCCGGAGGTGCGTCATGACGGCGGAGCGCAGGTTTGACGCCGAATCGAGGGGGTTCGAGTGGCACGAAAACGGGGCTGCATCCGGAAAATGGGTGCCCTCGTCAGTGCGGGATTTGAGTCCCACTGTACACACGCCCTGGTCAAGAGCGCACACGTTCCGTGCGGGTCGCCAGATCGAGGACGTCGCCGAGGCGGTACACGGCCGGGTCGTTGCGGTGAATCCATCGCTGGATGATTCGGCCATCGCGCATCCACCCGCGTGGCGTCAGCTTCCGCTCGTTGATCCAGCGATACAGGGTGGACTTCGGGACGCGTTTGCCGAGCTCGCGGAGCAGGGACTGTAGTTCGACTGCGGTGTAGTTCATTTCGCGCATCTGGGCGAGGATGTCTCGATCGAGCTTGGCCACTGCGTAGCTCGCTCGGCACCGCGGGCACTGGACCCATTCCTCACCCTTCTCTGCGTAGAGGTCCGCGTTGCAGCGCCTTTCGCGACCCTGGTCGTATTCGACGTACTGGCAAACACCCTTGTAGCGCAGTTCGGGCAGTTGGTCGATCGCCTTGTTCACGATCGCAATGACGTCGCTCAGGCTGTCGAACATCTCGTCGATCGCCGGGTGCATGCGGAGGTCGTGCGGATGGCACGCGAGCCAGACCGCGAACTCCTCGAAAAGGCGCGTCGGTTGCGTGGACAGTGTCGATTGGTCGTGCCGACGTCCGGTCTTGCAATTCAATGTCATCTGCAGAAGGCCGGGACGTTCGATCGCCGCCAGCAGACTGCCCGCCGGCGAAATGCGGGACTCGAAGTCGCGCGACCACGTGGTTATCTCGTTTTCCAGCAGGTCGAACGGTCGTCGGATAGGGACGTTTCCGCTCTTGTCGATCGAGATGGGAAGCGGTGTGTCCGCACTCTTTCCACCGACGCGGCCGCGGCTCATGCGGTCGAGTCGGGCCTGCGTGATCGTCATGTCCGCGACGAGCCCGGGCACGGACTGGAGCATCCGGACGAGAATCTCGGTGCACTTGGTGCAGATCGGGAGACCGTCGCCGGTTGGCCGGCCGCAGTGAAAGCAGGCGATCGAGCTCACCCATTGACTCCTGTCCAGTCGATCTTCGGTGCGTAGTGGCATGGGAGCTCGGGTTCGTACCAGCCGAGCTTCTGGGCTCCGATGGTGGCGATGGCAAGCGCGTCGGACTCGTTGTCGTTGTGGATGTTCGCGTCCGGCCAGAGCTCGCCCATTGCCTTCTCGACGTCCTCTTTCTCGGCCTGGCCGTTACCGGTGGCGAAGTACTTGATGGTGGTGACCGAGACCTCGATGACCGGAATTCCCCGGCGCGCAAGGAATCTCGTGACGCTGTACAGCAGGGCGCAGCGCTCCTGGTACAGGCCGCTGAACTTCGGCTGCCGGAACGGCATTCCCTCGACGAGCACGAGCCGGATCCGATCGGGCAGTGCCTCGACGATCCGATCGCCCTGAAGGCCGATCCGGAGCGCTCGCTGGCTGATGGTCCCGCCGGTGTTCGCGCTCGCGATGGTCTTGAGCTCGGGACGGTTCCTGCCTTCGACGACGCGCGGGTTGCGCAGGATTGCCATGCCGGCCGCGCCCATCGATGGGTCGAGACCGACAATCGCGCCGCTCACAGCGCCCTGTTCAGGATGATGTCCTGCACCTTGCGTATCGCGTGCTGGATCTCCGGAATGAGTTCGAGCTCGCGAGCTTCGGCCGCGGTCGGCAACCGAAAGCTGTCTTCACCGAAGAGTGAGACACCGGCGCAGTAGACGCACACGTTGACGTCCCCGGGCCTTGGTCTGCTTGCAGGATCACCCATCGCCGCCGTCGCGTCGACGACCGATTTGCAGTGCGGGCACGGCCTCCCGGGCATCCGCGCGCTCATATCGGATCGACCATCGTGGACCGCATCACGCCGTAGCCGTCGACGATGCAGGTGACATCGGGCTTCGGAGCGTCCTGCATGCGCTGAAGACGCTCGGCGCGGTTCAGGCGGGCGTGGTGCGCCGGAAAGTGCTCCAGCTCATGCCATTCGCCGTCACGGCCTCGCACGCGGCACGGCTGGCCGATGGGTGCCTTGCAGCCTCGGCACGGGATCGTGAGGGCGAGGTCGCGCTGTTCCAGCCACTCGAAACTCCGTTGCTCCATGACGATCACGCCTCCTCGACCACGGGATACTCGACGTACACGTGCCAGACGTACAGGCCGTGGTGCGTCGTAACGGTGCCGAGGTACTCGGCGTATGTCGGTCCGGTGCGGAACGTGATCGGGCTGCCGGTGCCGACGATCCGGAACCGGACTTTCGCCAGCTCCGACTCGTGAGGGAACGCGTTGCGCTCGTACCAGACCTCGAACGCGTTGCCGGACTTCTCGTGGTTTCGATGCTCGGCCACGTGAAGCATTCTGCGGAATCCCGGGAGATGAAATTCGACGGTGCCTTCGAGGGGCAATTCGAGTCGGTGGATAACTCCAGCGGTCAATTTATTCATCGTCAATTCCCCTTCGATTCCGAATTCGAGAGATTTCTTTTTCTGCCCGCCAGACCCCGCGCCGTAGTGAGTTGAGTTCGAAGGCGAGTTCGGTGGGTTGGTGTTGTGGTTGGTGTAGTTGGGTTGGTGTCTTTGGGTTGGTGGGGGATCATGGGTGATCCCCAGACTTGCCGAAATGATCCCCAGACTTTCGCCAGATGATCCCCAGACTCGTTCCAGACGATCCCCAGACTTTTCGCCGGGTGGTCGGTCTGGGGATCATGGGTGATCTGTAGACCGGGGCCTGTGGATAACTCTCTATGGCTCATCGATGATCCCCAGACTTTCGAGGCTGTCGCTTTCTCCAGGCTCCAGCATTTGCAGATCGAACAAATTCGGCGGCACCGTCAATTGATATTCGTCGGCTTGATGCGCCCACCGATTCCCTTGCTTCACGCGCTGAATGAATCCGGTTTCGCGCAGAGTTGCCAGACCCCTTTTCACCGTCGGCACCGAGACACCCATGACGCGCGCGAGACGGTCCGTACCGGGCCGCACACGTGAGCCGTTGGTGTCGGCGTACGTCGCGAGGGTCAGGCCGAGGAACATCGCCGCAGAGGGCATCGAGACGCGTCGGATGACTCGCTCCCAGTCGAAGCGATCGATCGGCTGAGCGCCGTCCTCGAGGTCGAAGAGGGGGGATGCAGTCACGAGCTCGATACCTCGCCGAAGTCGAAACCGAGCTCGATCGGCTTGGTGATGCGCTTGACGATCAGCGGTAGATAGTCGTCGTCGCGCTCGATCGCGATGCAGCGCATGCGCTCGTGAATGCACGCCTCGGCGGTCGTTCCCGATCCTGCGAACGGTTCGAGGACAACGCCGTTCGGGGGCGTCACGAGCCGAACGAGCCAGCGCATCAGGGCGAGAGGCTTCACTGTCGGATGCTGGACACCGTTGACAACCGGCCGCTCGCTCGTGGGTGCCTTAGCCTCGTAGCGGAAGGTGGGAAAGAAGCGCGATGCGCCGCCGGCGTCGTGCTCAACCCTTGATGCCGGTGGTTCCACTGTTGCTGTACTCTCCGTGAATCCGATGCCCTGCCTGTTGGCGGGTATGGAACCGGCGCGACGCGGACCCGCGTCGCTATCGAGCGCAGCGGCCTGACTTTCGTCGAGCAGGACGTTGGCCGGCCACCGACCGATGACATCAGTCGCGGCCACGCCGGCGGGCATACCGGCGACACTCATGTTCAGTGCCGCACCTCCGGGCGTATTGGCGGCGGCCGGATTGGTACGAGCCGCAGATCCAATACGGCAGCCGTCGATATTGAGCGCTCCGGTGCCGTGCTCAAGCACGTTCGCGGGCACAGTGCCTGCCAACGGTTTACGACCGACGACGATGGGCTCGAACGCTGGTTTGAGAGCGGTCCCCCAGCCCTGCCACCGCTGCGCGTCAACGGTCAGCTCGAGGTTCTGGTCCAGCAACCCTGTGTCGCGTCGTCCCGCGCCGTCACGGTTGCCCTGGCGGCCAGACTCGACATAATCCGCGCCCATCGTGGCCCGCCGAATAGCGCCTGAATTCGACCCGAACCCGAGCTGCGCTCCGGTGATGGCCTTCGCGACGTCGACCGACTTCGGAAAGCCGGATCCGTACAGCCACGCCATCGAGTCGCGAATCTCGAATCCTGAGTCCTCGACGGCCGACGCGAGCCGGTGCCAGGTGCGCGAGCCACCGAACGAGACGATATAGCCGCCAGGCTTGAGGATGCGTAGGCACTCGGTTGCCCATGCCTCGCACCAGTTCTGGAAGTTCTTCATCGCACTGGGTGATAGGTCGTAGCGTCTGGCTTCCATCGCGCCGCCGGCGGAGATGGGCTTGAGCTCACGATCTGGCCCCCGTCGATGCGGTGACGGCGTTCCGTTCTTGACGGTCGATCCGAACTGCCCGGGCTGGTCCCACTGCTTGCCCATGAACGAGATTCCGTACGGCGGATCGGTCACCACGGAATCGACGGAGCAGTCGGGCAATTCGCGAAGAACGTCCAACACGTCGCCGTGGTGCAGCGTGACCGTGTCGTCCTGGTAGTAGGGCACTATGCACCTGCCTTCTCGCGCTGCCTACGGTCGTAGATCGCGTGAGCCATGTGGAGTTCCATGCGCGAGCACTCGGTCAACTTCGCTGCGCGGCCGATGCGGTTCGGCGAAAGGCAGTGGTTCAGCTCCAGCAGGAACTCGTTGGGCTCGATATCCCAGCACGCGGGGCAACGCCATCCGAGCACGACGTCACCCTTCTTGAGACCGCTGGCAGTTTCGTACGGTGCAACCCAGTCGGCGCGCTCGAAGTTCTTCCGCCACTCGGCGAGCTCGCGCTCTTTCGCCTCGACTTCCTCGAAGTCGAACAGGCTCGGCTCTCGGCTCACTGGGCATCACCGCCGCCGGCGAACAGCTCAGGGTGTGCGGCTTTCCATGTCGTCCACCGCCTCGCCGAGTAGTGGGCGGAGTCGAGCACCTGGAGCAGCGTGAGGGGCTCGGCCGTTTCGAGCGCGTGCCAGGTGTATCCACCGCGCCACGTCCGCTTCCGGTAGGTCCATCCGCCGTCGGGCCTCTTGCGGAAGTAGGTGCCGTTCGCTCCGCCGTCGATGTCGTAGGGCGCGAAGTCGGCCATCAGGTGGCGGAACCCGGGGTTGTACCAGCTCTCGCAGTACTCCTGCAGCGAGGATGCGATCAGCGTTACTTCGTCGTCGGTCGGGACTACGCCCTCGGCGAGGTACGTGTCACCGCCGCCGCCGACGTAAATGCCGATCAGGTAGTTCCAGTGCGGATGGCTCGACGTGATGAACGGGACGCGTAGGGACTCGGCGTGTTCGGTCTGATGCGCGGAGATATCTGCCGGCTCCCACGTGCGACGGCGGTACTCCTCGAACAGCGTCATGCGATCAACTCACTCAGCTCGGCCGGCGGCGTCCACAGGCCGAGCGCGCCCCTGCATGGAAACGGCTCGGCCAGCGGGCGTGGGTTCTCCAGGACCAGGTGCACGATGCGTCGGCGCTCACGGCCCCCGTGCTCGACGTACGCGGCCTCGCCCCACGGCTTGCAGCATCCGGACTCCGGGTGGACGTCGACCAGATCTACGACGCCGAGGATCGCGCCGAGAGGGAAGACCCAGCGAACCATCTTGCCGCCGACCCACCTCCCGACGCCGGGCGTCAACGGAGCGAGTGAGGCCATGTACTCCTGGTACGCCGCCGAGACGAGCGGTGACTGCTCACCGCGGTCCGACCACCGCTGGCCGGCATGGATTGCGAGCGGCCCGCGGTAGTTCCAGTTCTGGGTGCGGTTCTCGATCACTTTGCTGCCGTGCATGATTGCCCATGCCCACGGCTGCTGAACGGTGAGCGCCTTCATCGCTTGCTCTCGCATGCGCGTGTCCATCTGCGACCCTCACGCGTCCAGCGGCACCGACTCTTCGAGAACCCGTTCATCGAGACCGTCTTGCCGCAGTGAGTGCAGTGCGCGCCGTTGAGGATGCGGCGCGCGAGAGCCTCGGCTGCTTCGACGGGCCCGGTCTTGTCCTCGACGGTGATGCGAGCTCCGCGGTACTGGGCGTGTGCATACCAGCCCGCCTCTTCCACTGGCACATTCTCGTGCAGGTGACCGAGCTCGAATCCGGTTGCACCAGAACGGCCGACGAGGTCGACGGCGGCGTGCAGGGCGTCCTCGTCCAGGGTGTCATTCATGGTCGTAGTCCTTCCAGTGTGCGGCGCTCGTACGGGCCCGGGCGCAATGCGATCCCGATGCCGAGGAGACCGAGCGCGATGACGGCCGAGGCGGCGAGATAGAAGATCGTTGCTGCCATCAGTTCTCCAGCCGTTCTTTCGACACGACGACCCAGCCCAGTCCGTCGAGATCGCGGACGAGCTGCTCGACGACGTCGACCGAGCTCGGGACACCGGGCGCGGCCGGCCAATCCCAGCCGAGAACCTCGGCCAGTGCGTCGTTCGCGGTCACGAGACATCCTCGCCGCAGTCAGCGCAGCGCCATTTAAGCAAGCTCTCGTCACCGAATTTCGATGTGTGAGAGCACTTCACGTCGGGCTCAGGTTCCAGTAGAACCACCGGCATCTGCTTGCCCATACTGCGCACGAATCCGGTAGCGACGGCTAGCGCCTGCTCGGGCGTGTAGTCGATCTGAGCAAATGTCTTGTGTGAGCCATCGGGTCGCAACTCAATGACGTCGACGCGGACGCCTGGGGCGTCCGTTCGCGGTCGTGGTCGCAACCCCATGGGAACCTGATCGATGTTGTTCTTCACGTGATGTCCCCCTTGTGAATCCCGCGCGCCTCGACTGCGGCGTCGAATGCGCCGAGGCAGGCTGCGAGGTAGTTGGCGAGGATGTAGTCCGGTGTGTTCGAGTGCTTCTCGCGCGAGTGGCGATTGATCACCTCGGCGAGCTCGGTCCGGAATTCGCGTTCGGTGCTCACCGCAGGCCTGCGATCAGCGTTCCGAGACGCTCGACGTACGTGTAGGGCTGCCCGGGCATCCGCTCGACGTGGTAGCTCGTGTGGCGCTTGTCGCGGGTGTAGCCGAGCGACCACTTGTAGGCACCGGCCCAGTCGATCGAGTGGTCCCACCACTTGAGTCGACCCATCAGGGCCTTGCGCGTGAGGTCTCGTATCCAGGCGTTCGGATCGACGAGCGACCAGAACTCGACGAACTGCGCGAGCTCGGCGAGGCCGTTGCCGATGGGCAGATCGGAGATCGGGTCACCGGGTGCCGATAGCTGCCAGACATGGAAGCCGCCCGTGATCAGCCGTCCGCCCATGATTCCCTGTGTGTCGATACGGTCGAGCCCGACGAGCTGGCTCTTGTGCCTCGACGGGTCCGAGAGCAGTCCAACGGCGCGAATCCACAGGCCCGGGTGCCGGCCGAGGCCATGCGCTGCGGCGACGTTGCCGGCCACCTGAGCGCCGCCGCTGTATCCGACGATCACCGCGCCCGGGTACGCGCGGATCAGCTCGAGCAACGCGGTCTCGGCCGCGTGAACGCTCGCGCCGAAGCTCTGCCCGTTCCATACCGGGATCGCGCCGAACTGCGCGGACCACTCCAGCTCGACGACCAGGAACCTCTTCGGATCGAGGTTCCTGGTCGCCAGCCACAGGGTGTTCTTGCCGTACGGCTCACCGATACCCCGGCACAGGATGACGACGATTCTGCCGTCGGCCTTGGGGTAGTTCACTCGTCGTCACCACCGGAGAACTGAGGGCCCGCGGCCTTGGCCTTGATCGGTGTGACGTTCTCCGGCTCGACCGCGGCCTTCTCTTCGGTCTCGCCTTCCTCGTCCGGATCGACGTCGGGCACCTTGCCGTCGTCGTCGAGCATCGAGCCTTGGCCGTCGTCCTCCTCTTTCACCTTCTCGCTGATGCCCTCGACGACCTTGAGCACCTTGCACGCCGCGGATCGGCGCACGCCGGACTCGGCCATATCGACTGCGCCGAAGCCCTTTACGCGGACCTTGACGGTGAAGTATCGGATGTCGCCGATGTTCTGCTCGCCGAGATCCTCGAAGGATTCCTCGGACATGCCGCTGAAATTGACCCGCGCGGTATCGATGAGCGGGCGGGGGTTGCTGGCAACTTTCTTCGTCATCTACTTCTCCATCCAGTCGAGTGCGGCTTCGGCCAGGATCGGCCAGTGAGGGGTGACAGTGATCCGCGCGTACGTCGCCTCGAGGTGCTCGGCGAGCTGCTCGATGAGGTAAGCCCGGGCGGCAGCCGGATCCGGCACCGGTGCGAACGGCACGGGCTTCTCTGCTTCGAGATCGAGATCGATCCCGATGTCGCGGCCGTCGAGGACTACGCCGACTGCCTTCGCGCCCAACGCGACGAGCTCGGTCAGTTGGGCTTCGATGCCGCGCAGATGCGTTGCGACGGCGACCTGTCCGTGGGCGAGCGACGAGCTGATGTCGGTCTGGTCGAGCGCCTCGAGCGAGGCCTTGATGTGGTCGGTCATCTCTGCGCCGCCGATCCGCCGGCGGGCTCGATCACGTTCTCGACGAACCACTGATCGGAACGGAGGGTGCGGCGCAATTCAGAGATCCACGGCCGTGAGCGGAACTTGACCTCGTGACCGGCGAGATGTTCGGTCGAGATGAGCCGCCATTGCAGCTCGTCCGTAGTGAGGACTGTGAAGAACGAGATCAGCTCATAGTCTTGCCGCACCATCCGAGCAAGCGGGTCATTACCCGGCACGATGAACTCACCGTCGACGAACGGGGCGACCGCGTACCCCACCGGGTTGTGCCGCGCATCCCACGCGCGGATGACGACGGCGGTCACTGCAGTGTCTCGATCGCTACGGCTGCCTGTGCACCGTTGAGGCCGTCGAGCCCGGTGATGTCGTCCTGGACGATGGCGTTGCCCTGGAGCCACTGGAGCTGCGCCGCGAAGTCGTCGTAGCCCTCTTTCTTGAACAGCTTGCCCAGCGCGGTGACCTGCCCGGGCGTAGCCGGTGCATCGTGTGGGTCCACTTTCGCGCCCTGATTCGAGGCGCTGGCCTGCGAGGATGCACTACTGGCCCTGTTTTTCGTCCGTTCCGTCGTCCGCTTCACCGGCGCCGGTTCCTTCTGTGCCTCGGTGTGCGTCGCCGTGATGTCGACCGGCTCCGGACGTTGCTCGAGGCCCATTGCTGCGCGTGCGCCCTTCGCACCGTTGCCGACGCGCTCGGACTCGACGGTGACGCGGTTGCCTTCCTCGTCGATGACCTGTGCGGCGTCTTCGAGGACCAGGTCCGAGAAGTCGTCGGGGTAGGCCTTGCGCCAGCACGCGGCCTCGGCGCACTTGGCGATCTGATTGGCCGGCATCTTGGCCCACATCGAGTTCGGCCGCTGACTGTTGCCGGACCCGACGTACTGGACGTACTCGTGGTACATCGCTGTCGCGGTGAAGGTTTCGCCGTTGACGGTGATGGTGAACCGTGCGGCGAGCGGTGGGTGGTCCTTGTCGAGCCAGACGTCGTCCCATCCGCCCTCGCGGCCGCGCCAGGTCGGCGAACCGATCGAGATCTTGTCCCCTCGCTTGCGCGCTGCGCGCATACCGTTGAGCCGGTAGCCGTCGATGCCGGTCTGAATCGTGTACTTGACGACCCAGTTGTCGTCGTACTCCCTGGTCGCCGGGTTGTACTTCTTGTCGTTGGTCTTGCGGCCGATCATGTAGATCTGGCGCGAGAACGGGTCGAGCTTGGTGACCTGGCACCGATGGAAGAACAGGTCGATGTCGCCCTGCGGTGCGTTGCTGATTCCGAGCTGCTCCAGTGCCGCAATCTGTTTCGGCGTGAACGTGCTCTGGTCCGAGGTGATCGCCAGATCCGACTTCGGGGTCGTGTTGACGGGTGAAACGTCGGCGGTCATGCGTGCTCCTTCAGTGCGATCGCTCGGAGGGTGTCCATGCCGAGCTTGTGGTCCTGGGCGAGGTGAACGGCCATGCTGTAGTCGGGAAAGGCACGCGTGAGGCGGTGCGAATTCACCGGATCCGCGACAGCGAACGCGTGCACGATGTGGTCGAAGAACGAACCGGGTGCGTGGCCCTCGGTCGGGTTGAAGTGGTGCAGGACGTGCGCTGCGCACTCCGGCTTGACGATCGCGAGCGCAGCGAACTCGCACAGTGCTGATGTCATGAAATTCCCCCTGTGATTGCGGCCAGGTCGGCCTTCTTGTTGACGTAGAACGAGACCGAGCCGTGGCTGTTCTTGCGACGGTCGGCGACCTTGACGTCCTTCTTGTGATCTCCGCCCGGGTCACGGACGTAGAGGTACTGGGCGTTGCCCATCTGCTTGAGCGCCCACGACTTTCGACCCATCGCGAACGACTTGGCAGCGTCGAGATCGGCTTCGGAGTCGAGCAAGGCCTGCGCGTCGGCAGCCTCGATGTACACCGCGGTTCCGTCGATATCCGGATGGAGCTCGCGGATGGTTTCGTACGTCGGTTTCGTGTCGTCGAGCTCCGGTTCGATCCCCTCGGCGAGCATGGCGTTGAACTTGCGCGCCGCCTCGAGCAGGAATGCGAACACCTCGGCGTCGAAGGCGACCTCGAACAGGCGACGGGCGAAGAACGACATACCCAACATCAGGTGCGCCGGGTGCCGGGTGTAGCCGGTGACGCCCATCTGCCAGGTCTGCTGGATGAAGTAGTCCGCGGGTATCTCGTCGGTGCCGTCGACGCCGAATTCGTTTGCGTCCCGGGCAGTCTTGAATTCGACGACGCGGCGCGAGCTGCCGCGTGATGCGCGTCGATCGAGCGTGGCCATCGCGGGCACACCGAGATCTGTTCGTACGTACTGCACTTCGCCTGGAGACAAACGCCAGCCGGGGTGCAGTTCGCGGTAGAGCGCGGCCAGCATGAGCTCGGCCGCGTGCCCGACGGTGAATTCGTCCTTCGGATCTTCGGGCTCGAGGTGGCCGGCCATCCGATGGAACAGCGAGAACGGCGACTCCCACCGCGAGACGCCGCGCGTGTACTCCCCGCGCTCGTCGAGCTTGATCGGCAGTGCCGCAACCTTGCTCGCCGAGAAGTACCGCAGCCACTCGGGTGAGCCGGGGAGGATGAGCGTCGAGGTGGTCATCGGAGTCTCCCGACTGAATTGAGAACCTCGGCAGCAGCTTCGACCTTGTTCCAGAACAATCGATCGCCACCGTGTCGGTCAGGGTGCGCATTCCGCCTCGCGCGGCGGTAGACCTGAGCAAGCGTGCCGAGCTCTATTCCAGAGTGGTTGTCACCTGCGATTTGTCGGAGCACCGCTTCGGCCGCTTCGACGCTGAGCCGCGTCGCGCTGGGTGCCGAGTCGATTGCCTTCCATCCGACGTACTGCTCGGCGTTCTGAGTGACGCCGTGTCGGTCGATCGCTCGCAGGTCTTCGAGCGAGAGTGCGATCGCACGGAGGTTGTCCTGCCATCGGTCGTACTTGTCGCACGGGAACGACAGCGGGCCCTTGAGCGAGTCGGTGATCGCGAGGATGACGCCCGGGTGCTCGGGTCGTGCATTCGCCCGCGGCATTCCGTCCTGGCGAAAGTCCTGCTCGCGCATGGCGATCTGTAGGACTGCGGGTGCGTTGCGCGCCCCTTTGCCGAGCTTGGACAGCTCCCGGTCGAGCAGCGAGAGCGTCGAGCTCCACGTTGCCGAGAACTTCGATCGCTCACGGACGGCGGTCGGCTTCCCGGGCCACATGACGATCGGGCGGAGGGTGAGGCTGGCCGGATAGTCGCTCACGACGCCACCGCCTGGCCGGCCTCTGCCGCACACCAGATCTGCACCCGGGTGCCGCCGTGGAACCGAGGCCTGGTGCCCATCGACCGGATTCGGCCTTCGCGCGCGGCCCGTCTCAGCGTGTTTCCGAGCAGCCCGGGCTCGAACTCAGCAAGATCGGACGCGACGAACGGTCGACCGGAGGCAATGAGCCGATCGAGTGCGGCCCGCAGCTCGACTTCGGACTTCTCCGGAATGTAGATGCCGGTGCGCATGCACCGACGCAGCAGCGACTCGCGCTTGACTCCGAGCACCTGGGCGATGCGGTCGTGAGACAGTCCACGCGAACGCATCTCCGTGTACTCCTCGCGGAACGCATCCGGTCCGCAGATCTTCGACGCCGTCATGACGCCGCCCACACAACGAACCCCATCATCGCGACTGTGGCGATCAGGATCACCGCGCACCAGACGTCGAGCGTGGTCTTCGGATTCGGGGCGTCGACGATGCGGCCGTGGTCGACCTGGATGTAGTCCACTCAGATCACCGCCTGCGACGGCGTGCGCATGTAGCCGATCTGGCTGGCCAGTGTCTTTGCTGCGTCGCGAATGGCATCGACCGTCCAGTACTTCGCGTTCGGTAGAGACTCCGGGACGTATCCGCCCGGAAACGGAACACGGGTGAGGCCGACGCGGGCCAGTTCCAGGTCATCCCAGTAGTCCCAGCTGTGCCCGGTATCGAAGCCGACCCATCCGCCGATCTCGGCGAGCGTGCGGCCGGGCAGCATCTTGCCTGCTAACTCGAACGGCGTGATCGGACCCCAGGTAATGCCGCCCGGTGTGCGGACAGCGTCGTCGATGGTCCGAAAATGGTCGACCGTCGAGAGCGGGTGACCTTCGGCCGGAATCTGGGCATATCCGCAGAGGGCGGGCATGTAGGGGTTTCCGTTCTGGGCAATCGCCCAGGGGATGCCGTTCTCGATGCCGATCTCGATCGGGTCGGATTTCATCGGCCACACATTGCGTGCGGCGATCAGCAGCGCTTCGCTCACCACTCCGCCCCCGCTCCGGATGCAACCAGCGAGTCGAGCTCGTCGGCGATGGCCGCGTACTGCTCGGCCTTCTCGCGGGCGTACGCGGCCGAGTTCGGGAGACCGCGCAGTGTGAGGTTCACCCAGGTGCCCGCGCCGAGCTGCTCGTCGAGGTTCTCGCGGTCGGCGCGGATCATGACGTTGCCCGACAGGCGGGTCTTGGTCAGGACGATCTTCTGTGCGCTCACGGAGTCACCTCGCGGCACTGCGAGCAGGTGAGGGCGACGGAAGGGGCCGGTGGGTGCACGTGCGCGACGACCTTGCCGCAGACGGAGCACGCGAGCGGGATCTTCTCGGCCGCCTCGGTGAAGGCTCGGACGAAACTCTCTACGAGGGCGCTCATTCGTTGCACCCCTTCTCGGCGTGCACGCTCATCAGCGTGTCGGCGAGATCCCTGAGAATCCGAGCTGCCTTGGCGTAGCAGACGGGCGTTGTTCCGGGCGCGGTCATGAGCTGCGATTTGAGCTTCGTGGGGTCGTCCGGATCCTGGCCGATCATCACGTGGATGTGGTCGTACTTGATGTGATCGAGGGTCTGCGCCCTGAGCTCGGGTGTGAGCTCGAAATCGGTCGTCACTTCGACGTGATCGCCTTGCATCACAACCACCCCGCGCTCTGGGATGCGGCGTAGAGCATGCCGAGCAGAAGGCCGGCGAACAGCAGTCGCCGTCTCATGTATCGGAAGGCCGTAGAATCTGGGTCTGACATCTTCACTCCAATTCAGTGGGTGTCGCAGGGCCCCGTCGAGCACGCACTCGGCGGGCCTTCTTGATTGGGTCGGGCGGAAATCAGGCGACCGAGCTCGGAGTGATCTCCGCGAGCGAGTCGAGCGGGCCGAGTAGCGCACTGGCTGGAACTTGAAGCAGCTGCGCAGCGTCGACGATCTCGTTGACGGTGAAGGGCTGCGTTCCGAGAAGTCGTCTGTGCATCGACGACATCGAGATTCCGATATGTGCCGCGAGTTCGACCTGCGAGACCCTCCGGCGTGCGAGCAATGCCCGCACCTCTTCGCCTACGAGTACTGCTGCTGGGGTTGTATCGGTCACCTGTGCATCTTCTACCCCATATGGGATAGGTGTCAACAGTAAGTTACCCCGTATGGATTGGAATGTGCATTCGTGGGAAGACCTAGTCACCAGAGATAGACAATGTGTCACTGGTGGGTATAATTGCTCGCATGACAGTCCTGGACATGCCCGACCGCTCTAGCGCTCGGGGACGCGTAGCAGCAGAGGTTCGCGCGGAAGCAGCGCGAGCGGGCGTAAGCCAGAACAGGCTTGCCCAATTGACAGGACTCTCACAGTCGAATCTGAGCCGGAAGATGAAGGCGCTGCGGCCGTTCGATATCGACGAGCTCGAGGCAATCGCAACCGTCCTGGGCGTCGACGTTGCGTCATTCTTCGGCGGAACACAAAAAGACCCCCGCCCGGATGGAGATCCGAACGGGGGTCTGAATGTGCGCCATCAGGGATTCGAACCCCGGACCCGCTGA